GGCTGTAAACATGTCTCCAGTTCCAGTATAAGTTATAATATCTTGTTGAGGGTTATGACCTCTAATTGATGAATTAACACCAAAGACAATTCTATCCGTTCCGATATTAGTTGCACCAATTAAAGTGTAAGTTGTATTATCAGCTAATGTGATTACTCCAGTTATTGCTGCTGGTAAAGCATCACCAACATTAATAAAATCTGATACATCAACCTTCTTCAGATTACCTGTATCACCAGTATCTGATATTAATAGGAAGTCTCCACTTACAGCAGTAACTGTAGTTTTATTTGTTATAGATGTTTTATCTACAGTCAACACTCCCGATCCTGTTACTTCTCCCGTATGAGTGGCATTAGTTACTTTAGAACTGTTGACCGTAACCGAAGTATTATTGCTAACCTCCGTGTCGAAGTCTGAAATTGTGGAAGCGACTTGTGTACCTGTGTGATTCGCCCTATTCCTGTCGGTCGTGTTTGCTATCGCTTGTGCAGTTGATACGGGCTTATCTGCATCTGAAGTGTTATCTACATTTGGAAGTTCTATTGTGACATGGTTTATATCACTGACTTTAGCATTGTTTAAAACATGATCATCATATATTGCCTCAGACATTATTCCGGCAGTTGTGGCAGTAGCAGCATTAATTGTAGCGTCAGTTCCATCAGAGCTGGTTACAACTACCGTACTAGCATTATGTGTTGTAGCTAAATCAGTTGTTACATTAGTTACTTTAGCGGTGTTAGTATCAACATCTGCTTGTATTGTTGCTAAACTTGCTGCTGTGACAGCTCTTGTTGTGTCTGTTCCAATATCCACTTCAGCTAATGTTGCAAGCTCTACAATACCTTCTATAGTTACGGTAGCACTTACCTCATCACCAGTATTAGTTCCAGTAATGGCATCTAGTTTAGTTTTATCAGCACCTGTCTGAAGACCAGCTAAAGACGTTGTTGCTGCTGGAAGAGTTGCATCTGTACCATCAGAACTTGTTACTGTTCCAGTTGTTGCTGCTGTAGTGTAAGCTAAGTCAGTTGTTACATTAGTTACTTTAGCATTATTGGTAGTTATGTCAGAAGCTTGAGTAGGTGTTATTCCCACTTTTGCATTATTTAAACCTACTTCTGTATCTAAAGTAGCATGTGTTTTTACACCTATATTACTTAATAATAAGTGATCTGTTACTCCACCTCCACCAGCACTAATTGGAAGGGGTATTCCATCAGACTTCATATAGTAAGGTTCTACTGTTCCAGCCCCATCATCGTAGATATATTCTAAAGTTCTACCAGCTGCTGGAGCACTAGGATGTGCTAGAAGTACTGGTCTGTTTATTAATCCACTCATATTATTCCTTGATTATAGTAAATACAATTCTCCGTCGATAATCATGTCACCATCAACGATGGGGTCTTTGAGAATCAACACTTTATTTGCAGGGACACATATGTCTCCAGTAAATCTTGTTCTTATGTAATTAAATACTTTACCAACCCTATCAAAAGCATTGGTAAATGGATTAAATCTATAACTCATTGTATGTCACCTTTAAAATATCTTCCTTACAGGCATCGGTGTAATCAATAGTAACTGTTCTAACTGATACTGCCGATAGCGTGTAAGTAAATAGTTCTTGTGTTGTTGTTGGGTATGTAATGTCTATTTCATCATAATCTACACCAGGAGTTAATGTATCTGGCTTTACGGGTATTGGGTTATCTACATTGTAACTACGACCTAAATAATCAACGCTAAACATTCTTAGGGCTACAGTTGGTTCTTGCTCATATATAGCAGCCCAAACATCATCAGGCTTAAGTCTTACCTTATCTTGTTCTTGAGCACGAATCCCTGCACCATCAGCTACAGTATAAGCTGATATGTTTGTTCTTGATAGTAAATTTCCTTTAGGATTTTGTTTATCTTTTATTGGTCCTACCAAGAGTATGGTAGTAGATATTACTTTTTTAACTTCTAATCTTAAATCTAGTTGTGTATTGGAAGATAAAACAATTTTTTGTTTTACTTTAAAGTTTTCGACATCATTTAATGTAACAGTACCATCTTCTCCACCATCTGCTGTAAACAGTAGTGTGTCTTGACGCTCCCATTTGCGTTCAATTGCCATCTTCCCATACCTCTTGGATATGACCGTTCATATCCGAAAAATAAAAAGGAGGTATAAACCTCCTTCTTTATACTTTATTTAATTTATTAGTACCAGCCAAATATTTTGCCTAAACCAGCAGCGATACTTACCGTAATAGCTACAACCCCAGCTATCTTCATATACTTTTTTCTTAAGTATGCCTTCGCTTTAACTGGTTCTTCTAAGGTATCAAGTCTACCGTCACGAACAACGCCAGCATCACGATTTTGGATTACACCTTCTTTGTGTTCTCTTAAATCTTCTTCGATACGTCCAGTTCTAGCGTCAGATTGAGTTTGCCATTTGACAGTTTCTTCACGATGAGCAGAAGAGAGTTTTGCGTGTTCTCTCTGTTCATCTCTCATATCTTTCATTAATTCTAACATTAATTCAGATTCCCTACTCATTTAAACCTCTAGTTATGGTAAACTTACTGCTCCACCTTCGTCTTGAGCGCCTGACTCGTCAGATGCGTGTGTTCCAAGATACGAAATTTGAACTCTAGAGTTAGCCTTAGCATTGCCTCCAGTACTATACGATACTGGGATACAATTCTGAACAGTCATTATTGGTTCAGAACCTGCTTCAGCTTGTCTGTCAACCATCGCCAGTGTTATTGATTCTAAGTTTAATAGGTCTTGAAGTTTTGGAAACTTTGGAAGTATGTGACCGCCATTACCTATAATTCTAAAACCTGAACAGTTTACGCTCACGGCTTCATAAGAAGTTTGCGTGATTTCAGCAGCTCCGTATCGACCTAAAATGTGAACTGGTTCAGCTCCGATATTAACTGAATATGAACAGCTATCGAAAATACCAACTAGTACGTTGTCCACGTAAACTTTTGCACGGGCACCATTAAAAACCTTAGCTTTTGCCATTTCTTTACTCCTATTATTTTAAATATTGTCATTTATTCTTTCAAACAAATAACCTTTATGTTGTTTTCTAGTATTTATTAAGCACGATCTAATATGACCGCTATTTATTTTTAAATCTTTAGCGCATTCAGTTGTCATTAACCATTCACCAACATATTCGCCTTTTTTATAAACACTTAGTTGATTTTTCTTCCTAAAACTTACACGTATTGCTTTGTAAACCCTAAAAGGTTTTGAGCCGTTACTTATTGCCCATTTTTCGTCTTTAACGAGTTTTAAACCATTTACCCTAGCTATCCCTGACTTCTCTTCTTTAGATATTTTAGGAATTTGTTTTCTACCTAAAAGACTATTGCTTATTTTATCCCTAACAGACTGTGGCATCTTAAAATTCTTACCGCCAGGCAATATGTTGTAACCGTTTTGATCAGTTAAACTTTTAAACATATAGATGTAGTGTTGCTCTAAATAATTTAATTCGCTTAAACTATTAGCCCCATCAATCTCTTCTATTATAAAACTATCTTCACCGTATTTGCGGATAGCTCTATAGAAAGGATAATTAAAACTTCTACCATCTCTTAAATGCTGTTTCCACCTATCGCTCAAAGGTCTAATGGTTTGACCTATATAGACCTTATCGTTTACTGTATTCGTTACTTTATAAATTACCAATATTAACTTGCAGAGTTAGTAACTTGACTAACTTCAATTGAAATTGGTATGAAATAGATACCTGTACTAGGTTTAATTTCTAAACTAACAGTCATAACTGGACCGCTGATTGTAACTTTCGCATTCTTAAATCCAAGAGGAGCGTCGTCAGATGCTGTAATTAGTTTTTGTTTCTTATAAGAATCCATCTTAGAGGCTAGGAAAGAAAGCGCAGTAGAAGAATCTACGTCGGCTAATGACTTACCAGTAAACGCCGTATGGAAACTTTGAGATAGATCAAGAGATACAAGATCGACAGCATACATTGCTTGAATTGAGTTATATACAAAGTTTGTATCTTGCCCGTAAGATGTTTGGTCAGATACCCATTTGTTACCGCCAACCTCTTGCTCAAGAAACAATAGACCTGCGTCTAGCGCTCCAGAAATATCTCCTTTTGAGCCTGAATCAAAACCACTAGGGTCTGTGAAGCTAATGATGTTTGCAGATTTATTTACAATTGGTTTGTAAAAACCAGCGGTTTGCATTCCAGCAGCGATACAAGCAGTATGCCAAGGAAAGAAAGATTGAGTAGTTCCAGAAGAATCTACCTGACTTGATTTTTGCATTGCTACAGATACTCGAGCGCTAGCAGCAGTACTTGCTTCAGCTTTTGCTTCGGTATAGCTATCGTTCCAGTAACTTACGATTGCACTTCTGTGCTTTCTTACAGCAGCTGTTGACATTTTTAGTACGTGACTTTTAACTAAAGCATTGGTAGCTGAGATTGTATATGTTGAAGAGCTATCAGTTAAACCGTCTGTGATATCAGCGGTAGCGTCTCGTGAAAAGAGAGGGACTACAAAGTTAGCATTAACGCCTTCAATTGCAATAGTTGCCGCTACAATATCGGCTGCTACAGTTGCTCCTCTAGCGCCTGTAAACAAGTAGTCTACAGCTGCCATAGTGTCTGGTAAACCAGCAGTTGCAGTAGCAACGAAGTCTAAAGATACTGACTGCCCTACGGCTGTCTTAAAGTTACTAAGACCTTTCTTGATTTTACCAGGAGTAACACTTGCTGCAGTTGAGCAAATTCCAATTGCAGCTACAATATCTAATTGAGATGTTGGAGATTGTGATGAGCCTGAGTCAGCGCTAGCAGTGTAGCCTGTTCTAGAATTTATAAAATCAGCTAAGTCTTTTATGGTAGCATATTTTGAAATATCAACGCTTAGATTAGCTCCAGCGCCGGCAACAACAGTAGTTGTAAGGGTTGTTCCAGAGATAGTAAGAGTTGCGGTTGTTCCAACGTAGCCAACAGACATTGATACTTGAGCTTCAGCTATGTGACTTTCGTCAACGTTAGTATCAGCTCGTTTAATATCGATTTGATGTTGAGGCTCTTGAGAAGATGTATATAAACCTTCAGTTAATTTAAGTGCAGCGAGATCGCCAGGAGTACTGTCGATAAGTTCAAAAGATTTACTAAAACCTTTAGTGTGAGCTGTTGCATCCGTATCTGATTCAATTTTAAGAGAATCAGCGGCAGTACCAGCAACACAACTAAAATTTGCAGGTAGAGCCGCATCTATTAAGGCAATCACTTCTGCAATAGTATCGTAATCCCCAGCAGCTCCACCAAATACAGCTATTACTGATTCAGCGCCGCCTTGAGGTCTGATTGTAAATGATACGCCCGATAAAGCTCCAAAGTCAGTAATGACAGTACCTTCATGAGAGGCTCCAACTTCAGCAGCAACTTCCGTTACTTGGTAAAAATATCGATTACCGTCAATTCCAAAGTTCTTATCAGTAAGACTACCGTAAGCAGATGCTACCGTAGCGGTTGCTTGAACCCCAGCGTTTGTTTTAACAATGTAAATTCTATTGGCAGAGCCTGTAATGTCGGCGTCAGCACTAGGAGATGAGAGCGCTCTAAAAGCGTCTACGATCTGACCAGATAGGTATTTGTTTGTAACCTCTTTAAGTTGATCTGGAGTAAACCAGTTATCTTTAAGACTTTCAGCAGTATACTTAGCGCCGCCGTCAGCTTCACCTATAATGATGATATTACCGCTAGAAGCAACGCCAACTGGGTTAGACTTGACATTAACCTCGAAAGGCGCACCTGGAATGTTAGTGTTTATAAAACTTGTGGTGACTCTTTGTGACATATTACTATCCCCTTAATGATTATAACTTGTATCCAAAATGGTTAATACCTTCTTGAAATTTTTCTTTCTTATCAAAACCAGAAGCCTTAAAGTGCATCCAGATAACGTTTTCCAAATCTCTACCAAGCTTAAGCTTGCCTTTGATTTTAATGAAAAATTTCCTAAACTCTTCCCTACTATCTTCAACAGCTTCTTTCTTCTTTTGAGCTTCGTGAAGTAGGCGTCTTTTCTTCTTAGCTTCAGCAAACTGATCTTTAACTTCTTTATGCTCTTCAGCTACCAATGCTTTATCTTTCTTACTCTTAGCCATAATTATTCCTCAATTAATGGTTTAAAGCCCTTTTTTAGTACCAATACCTAAGAATCTTTCCATACCTTCGGTCTTAGCCTTTTTCTTCTTTTGAGCTTCCAAATCGTTTGGCTTACTCGGAATCTCTTGTCGTGGCTCGGGCTGACCACCAGTAGGACTCTGCATAGATGGATTCCCATCCATTCTCTTATTTAACCCTTTTTTTTTAAGGCTTTAGCTGCCATAAACTTCATCAGAGGTTTCTCTGATTTTTCAAAAGGTTTCTTGTCTTTTTTATCGTCTTTTTTCTCTTCTTTATCTTCAACGTCGTCAGAGTCAGCTTCATCAGACTCTTGAGCTGCTGCTTTGTCGTCTTTTTCAGACTCTTCAGCGTCAGATTCAGATTCTGTAGCGTCATGAGACTCTTTTTCTTCTGAAGACATATCTTCTTCATGCTCTGGCATATCTTCGTCATAGTCCATATCTTCAGAGTCTTCCGATTCGCCGTCTTTTTTCTTCTTTTTCTCGCCATCGCCAGGTTTAGTGACTTCGCCGCTTTCTAACTGTTCTGGACATTCAGCCTCATCATTGTTAGGCTCACTACCTGTTTCGAGTTCGTGAGAAGAGTTTGACTTAGATAAGTCGCTGTTTTTATACAGTTCTTCACACTTCTTAAGAATAGCTTCAGCTACCTCTCCTGCGGTGTAAGTTTTGTCCTTATTTTCAGCCATAATTAGTCCTCTATGTTATCCAATATACTAAAGATTGTTATTTATGTGTGTTTTTGATGAATTTCTTAAGTTTATTAATCCCTTTTTCGCTTTTAACAAAATCAACTTCAGATTTAGGTAAGTTAGGTTTTTTCATACGTCTCTGTTCACTTATAACCTTACGATGTTGATCTCTAACATCACTATTATTTTCTCTATTAGAAACAGCACCCCAATCGGAAGTGGCACGTCTTTTGTTTCCTTTAACATACGAGCCGGACTCTGACTGTCCAGGTTTGTTTTTCTTCTTGTCAACATATCTATTAAAATCCCTGTCAGGCAAATGAACACCCTTTTCTTTAGTTCTTTTTTCTTTATATTTAGCTTGCCACTTGGATTTTTTACCTTCAGACACATCTTGATTGTGTCTTTTTCCAGCTCTATTGCTTTTATTCATTTGAGCAGTTCTTTTAGGTGGGACTTTATCTTTAGCCTCAGCTATAAAATTTGGGTCCATCAAATCAGCAACTGCGTCTTTTCCAGTATCACCGTGAGCTTTTTGTCTAATTTTAGATGTAGAAGTTCCAAGCGCCTTTTTTATAGTTTTATGCACTGCCTTGTACATAGATTTTGCTATAAATTCCGCTTCTTCTTTAGTGTATTTCATTAATTACCTCTTATGTTAAAGATTGCTATTAAGCATCTTCATCAATCGTAACCCAAAGGTCATTATCTTCCTCTTCAGAACCATCCACTGTAGGTAAATTACTACAAACTTTAATACCAGCCGTATCTAAGGCGTCGCCTTTTTCGATAAGCTCAAAAGCCTCAATAACCCTATATGGAGATTTAATCCAACTTTCTTCAGTCTGTCCTGTTAGTATGATGTATCTTGAGTAGATGTTTTCAGACTGAAACGCATCATTCTTAATCATGTCAGTGCATTTGATAGAGCTTAGCTGAAAATTGTTGTATTCAAACAGCCCTTCTCTATATCTAAGCATAGCGTATTTAACTAAATTAAATAAAAATATAGTATTCATTGGGTCGCCGTGAGCATGACATCCAATATTGTACTGCTCTTGATTTATAATTCTTTCTCTTCTAGCTCTGTATATTTGGTATTGAGGTATAATTGCTAACTCATCAACATCTAAGTCAGAGTCAATATCTATCCTAAAAGTAGTGGCGCTTATCTTTTCTCTAATGATAAATCCATTACCAGTTTTTGGGTCTATAGCAACCATATCAGCGCCAACATGCTGAAAGCCACTTAAGTTAGCTGGAACTGTTATAACTCCAGTGGTTTTCTCATAGTTAGCTACTTGAAAGGGTTTTACAATAAAGGCAATTGGCTGTCCGATATCTGACGGGTCAAGAGTTTCAATATCAATATCTTGATCACCTAACGTTGCTAGAGAATCATCCTCATCAGACTTACCCATAGCTATAGTTACTTGAGGAAATGCTTCAGTATCGGTAACCAGCTTCATACTGTATTGAATTTTGTTATTCTTAATCCACTCTTTAGCTCTATTGATTTCTTCCTGACCATACTTAGCCTTTAAGATAGGATTATCTACAAAATCAGAAAAGATATCATCAACCAACCAAAGGTTCTTTTTGATATCTTCAATAGCCAGCTCAATCGCTGTGCGTATAATTACGTCGCCTTGAAATAGAATAAAAGACCTCCTATAAAGGGTTGTTTAATAATGATAATATTACTAACGTCGGTAAAAACAAAAAGAAACTCCTTCCTATCTTTTTATCGATAGTCCAAGATTTCCACTCTCTAGTAATATTAACTCTTTCACGACCTGCGATAATTAAACTTATTGTTTGTAATATTATCATCAAATCAATAGTATTCTGGTTATCCATATCTTCCCATTCTAATATAGCCCAATAATCGCAATCTATAAGCTATAAGTTAAAGATTGCGATTTAAGAGGGTGTATGTTTATATATAAGATAACTAACAAAAATAACAATAAAGTTTATATTGGTCAGACTATTTTTAATATAGACGAAAGATTCAAACAACACATATACGCTGCCTTAAAAAGAAAAACAAAATCGATCATTTATGCCGCCATCCGCAAATACGGACCAGAAAATTTCACTATAGAAGAAATTGACGGCGCAAACTCTATGAGTGAACTAAACTATTTGGAAACACACTATATTTACAAATTCAATAGCTTATCTCCAAATGGGTATAATTTGAGCAGTGGTGGTGGAAATAAACGTACACATCCTGAAACTAAAAAGAAATTATCGTTAGCATTAAAAGGACGTAAAATAAGTCAAAAACATAAGGATATCTTAGTAGATATACATTCTATAGAGATACACCAATATGATCTTGAGGGAAATTATATCAGATCATGGAAGTCTGCTATGGATGCTTCTAGATCGTTAAATATAGAAAATTCAGAAATCAACAAATGTGGTAAAAAAAGAAGAAAAATGTGTGGCGGTTTTATGTGGCGATACACTAAAGAAGACAAGCTAACTCCTTATAAAAGAGGCGGCGGCGGCAAAAAAGGACATAAAGGATACAACGCAAAAAAATGTGCTTTAGTTGATAGTTCTGGAAAAATTATTAAAGAATATGAATCAGCCAAATTAGCGGCTATTAGTAATAGTTGTGATGTAAGTACAGTGTGTAAAATTTGTAATAACAAATTAGAAAAAACCAAAGGTTTAATTTTTAGTTATATCTAGATAGTATTTCAGGTAATATTACTGTGTCGAACTCCTTTTCTGCCCACGCAAAAGCTTTTTCAAATAATTTAACTCCTGTAGCATACTTAGCACTTTCAGGATAAACCCACTTACCCTCCTCACGATGTTTTTCTGTAATGATTCTAAAAGTCATCACATCCCTACTAACCTTACCAGTCTTTTCATCTTTTCTTTGGTATATAGCAACACCCTTAAGAGGTGGGTCTTTATGTTTTTCTTTTAACCTAGCAGAATCTATATTAAACCTATGTAGTAATCCCAACTTAGGGCTTCCGTCTGGGTTGTGCTCTAGCTTACGATAGTTTACGTTTTCTTTTTTTAAAGCAGCTCTAATTTCATTTGTTAATGCTCGAGCCTTATCTGTTTGCTGTGTAGGATTCTTTGAATGCTCAAAAGGGATAACAGCATATCTCTTACCGTCCTTCCCAACCTTACTGGATTTGCCGTGAAGCAACTCTTCCATAAAACCAGTCTTACGCCCTTCTTCAGCCCATAACATACTAGCGTCTAAAGAGATCACATAAAGATTTTCTTCAAGCTGTTGAAATTGAACGGCGTCTTGATATTGTTGAGATATAGAGTTTAACTCAGTAGTTGCTAAGTCAAGAGTTTTTTGATGAGTCATTTTAGCAAGCTCACCAACGGCGTCTTGAAGCTCTTTAGCTAGTGACTTTTTAGCTTCACCAAAAGAACTTGCTATTTCTTGAACGTCAACGTCAAATCTTAAATCGCTCATCTACTCTTTCCAAGAAGACTCGCCAGGATGGTGTATGTCCTTCTTAGACTGTCTACCAGCATGTACTGTGTGGGTTTTATGTTGCTTCATATCTCTCTTATTATAGTTGGTAGAGATTGCGTCTCCATCCCAATCGGCAGACATACCAGACCTACCAGAGCGCCAAGACACTTTACCAGTAGTCCCATCTTTTACTCTGATCTTGCCATTTTTTACAGCACCAACACCGAGCTGTCTTTTAGGTACATGTTTTGTGCTTTTCTCAGGAAGACCTTTTTTCTTTTTCAAGTCAGGTAAAGCCTTCCTAACTACTTTTTTTTGGTTGATACCTTTTTATCAACGCCCATTTTTCTTTGAACATCTTCCATAGCAACATCAAGCGGCTTTCTACCGTCAGCCCTTTTTTCATGGAGCGGAGCTTTTTTTCTTTTAGCATAAGATGTATTTCTCTCTCGCCATGTTTTAGGCTTCTTTTTTACTTTCTTTTTATCGCCTTTAGAAAGAGTTTCACACCCCTTAATAAGATCGCCGTAAAGCTTTACAATTTCAGATTTACCAAAAGGTTTCTTTTCTTTGTCCTCATCCTCTTCTTCTTTTTCAGCTTCAGGAGGTAGCTCATCTTCCTCTTCAGGAATTTCATCTGGAGTTTCAGGAGGTAGCCCATCTTCTTCAGGAGCGGCTTCTTCAAACTCTTCCCCATCTTCCATTTGAGCTTCTTCAGCTCCTGGTAGGTCGTCCATAGACTCTTGCCCCATAACGTCTTGCTCGGGGTTCATATTAAGTTTCTTAGCCATTTCAATCATAGATCGTAGCATTAGAATAGTAGCTTCATAAAGTTTAGGATTTTCAGTCTTAGCCTGTTCTAGCATTGGTTTGTTTTCTTTAAAAGTCATTAGAGAGGCTGCTATATCTTGACGTAGCTCTTCAGTATCTCCCTCTTCGCCTTCTGGAGATTCTTCCTCACCCATGTTAGCGTGAATCATATCTGTAAGAGCAGACTCACCCTCTTCGCCTTCCATAGGTATTTCTTCACCCTCTTCACCAGGCATCATTTCTTCTTCGCCTTCCATACCTTCTGGAGCCATTTCTCCTTCATCTTCCATAGGCATAGCGTCTATATCGCCGTCGCCGTCAATATCTGTACCAACAACGTCGTCAAGCTTATCTTCAGGATTAACGTCTAAATCACTCTCGCCCAGCTCTCCTTCTTCAAATAAACTTTCATCTTCTTCGCCATACTCTTGACCTGGAATAGCTTCGTCTGTTTCTTCACCAACAGTTTCACCTTCCATAGGCATTTCTTCGCCTTCAGGAATTTCTTCTTGATATTCAATATCGTCGTTAGAGTCTCCAATTTCACTGTCAGGCAATTCTTCAGAAGTCTCTTCACCAAACTCACCAACAGCTCCGTTATCAACAGCGCCTTCAGGCATTTCTTCACCAGCAAACTCTTCTTCACCAGGCATTTCTTCAGAATACTCTTCTTCAGGAGCTTCTTCACCCATCTCTTCATTTTCGGCGTACTCCTCTTCCATTCCACCGTCTTGGGATGCAATGTAGTCGTCAATATGTGGGTCGTACTCTACGATTTGATCTTTGTCATTCATCTTGCCGTAAATTAAAGCTTTACTGGCTTCAGACATACTATCACCCATACCGATAGTAAGGGTTGTACCTGCCGATTCAGAGTATTGATTCTTTAAATTTTCAATGGTAGCTTCGTCAAAAGAATCTGCAGGAACTTTATAAATCCCTTCATCTCCTGAAGATGTTACTATTTCACCACCTACGGACTGTACCCATTCTTCGATAGCTCCGTGGGCGTCTTTTAGACCGCCTGTCAGTTTGGAAAGTTCTTCATGGTTATCACTAGCAATAGCAGAACCAATACTATCTCCAACATTATCACCATTAATAGCCAAATATTTAAAATTCATTATGTACTCCTATTTATTTGATTTTATTGCGTCTAAAAGCATAACTACATTATCTGTATCAAAAGATTTTGGAAACTTTAAGTTAAACCTACCATCCTCTGCTTTTTTTATTTTAATTTCTTTATTGTGAAACTGTCCAAAACACACGCAAAGCTTAAAATGGTTCTCACCTTTATAGAGCATGGTTTCACAGTCTGGGCAGTTAATTTCTTCGCCCTTATCAAGCTCTACGCTTTCCTGTCTTTTCTTTTCTTTACTATCTAAAAACTCTCTAAGTTTACTTTTTTTACTAGTAGTGTTCATAACATCTTCCTCAGAATCATCCATTACCTCTACGCTATCTTCTTCATCGGAATGCAAAGGCTCTTCTTCAAAGTCCTCTTCACACTCTTCATCTTCATCTTCATCTTCATCTTCATATTCAAATCTTTCAGATAGTCTTTCATTAATCAATTGTTGAATAGCATCTCTTTCAGTGATTCTCTGATCAACAACACCTCTAATAAGGGTGTGGAGCTTTAGCCTTTCATCGACAATAGCCTGTAGCTTATCAGAGTTATCGGGCTGCTCTTGTGACAAATCACTAACGTTGTACAGTTCAAAGGTAGACATTAGTATTAAACCAATCCCTGGTAGTGATCTAAACTTAAATTCGGTAATTCTCTTACCTTCAGATACAACGTCACCATTGTAAACGTCGTTTGATATTTTATTAACGTGTAAGGTAGCGTTTGCAAAAGGTAAGGGCAGTTCTAATACGCCGCCGCTATGAAGAGGTTTTAGGTTTGCTATTAAAAACCCCAATACGGCTCTTGGTACTATTTGCAAGGCTATTTTAATTTCAGCAGGGTCTAGTGTTGTGGTGCCGCCTAGCTTGATCAATTCATTTTTCTCAAGCACTTCAAAAATATCCTCACCCAAAATGTTTTTAACTATTTGGATGCTTTTGTTCATTATTCCGTCTTTCTGTAAGTAGTCTCATCTAGTACTGTAAAACCACCAACTGTAATAGCGTTGTGATATTTACCTACGCAAACAATCTGTCCAGTTGCTATTGGAATACCTGTAATGGTTTTATCCGCTACCTTAGTCCACTCATCAGCGTCGAAGGCGTGAGCGTCAGTTATATGTTGATTTGCAACGTAAACAAAAGTGGTGTTTGTTCTAACTTCACCCATACGAAACGTATCACTTGCACTGTGAGCTTTACCTACGCAATCTACGCCATAAGTTGTAGAACTATCAACGCCTGTTGCTAACACTATATCGACGGTTGGAACTTGAGTTCCGTCGCCAGATGTTAGGGTGACTGTATTTGTTGGGTTAGCGCCGTTCCAAGTAGCAATAAGATCATCAACATCATCAATGCTATCTGCAGTAAGGGTTATATTACCAGCAGTACCGGCAAAGTCTGCAGTAACAGTAACGTCTGTAGTTAGACCGGCAACTTGACCTGGACCGAAAATTCCTAAAGTTGACCCAACGATTTTAATGTAAGAACCGAAAGATACCTGTTCATTAGGCGTATATAGAGCCTTAATAACAGGCTCTACAGTAATCCCTTTTTGTGAGCCGGAGGCGTCATTATATATCGCATTTTGGATATAATCCATATCCCAAGTCATGCTGAACACTCGTTGGATTATGTTTTTAATTTTTTTAATCGCCATTATTTCTCCTATTATTTAAAGATTGTTTTTATATCTAAAGATGTATTTTACACACCTTTTGGTGTTTTTAAGATATTGAGGCATATTACCCTTAGACATATTGATATGATTAGCACAATCCGTCATGTTAATACCTTCCCATATTAATTTGTTACTATTTCGATCTATAACTTGAAAAAACTTACCACCATGATTTATTGAGGAGTTTTCTCTGTTTTTACTGTTTAACCATCTTTTTTGCATAGACTTTTTATGTTTATTCAAAAGCGAGATATTAGCAAACCTTTTCTTTTGAGCTTTTGATTGTGATTTTTTCATTTTTTCGATAGAGTCTTTGTGCCATTTTCCTCTCGAACCACCACCCTCTCTTATGTTATATCCATTGGGAGCTAAGCTATTGAATTTATGTATTAAAAGCCATTCTTTATAGTTTAATTCACTTAAACTATTTGCACCGTCAATTTCTTCTATAGTGAAATTTTCTGGTCCGTATTTTTGGATGGCTGATTTTAAAGCTGTACATGAATTAGAACTACAATGTACAGACCATCTTTTTTTAATGTCCTTTATGGTTTGACCGATATACGTCTTATCATTAATTTTGTTGGTTATTTTATATATAAACATAATTATTCAAAATTCTTTACATCGACCTTTACTTTAAACTTATTAGGGTCTATTGGTTGGTCCGGCGCTGGAACAGTCCTGTTGGTTTCATTGTCTTTGTCTGAATTTTGACTGTCTCCTCTCACACGTTGGTGATAAACATACTCTCTTTGAATGACGGCTTGATAAGGTAGTCTACTTTCTTTTCTAATACCGTTCTCAGTCGTTTGGCTGATTCTAAGCTCATTAACTATTTGAGCAATATACCAGTGAGCTTCATACCTATACCTAACAGAATAAACACGACCTTTACCAGTATCTGTATCTATGCCAGGATTCTTTTTTCCATCAATCCATCTAATATTTCCAGCGTTTACTTTTCCTCTAGTTATTCTAAAGTGAACGCCTTCTTTATACATAACACCTTGAGAGTCCATAAGACTTTCAACGCAAGTTACTGGAAACTGTAAATAATCATCCCCATTTGGATTGTAATTTACTCTTTGATAGTTAACTACGTCTTTTTCTTTTTTATCAACATTTTTTAAAAATATTCTATCGCCAGGACATAGGTGTATTCTTTCTCCGGCTTCTTCGTCAGAGTCTTCATTGTAAAATCTAGGCAATGTAAGTCTACCTTCTGATATGTCGATTAGACCGCCATCGCCAGCTTTTTTACTTTTACTGTTACCCAATATTGTAGCGTTAAACTCTCCACACTTTGTATAAATAAAGCCGTTCTCACTTAAAGTATCCAAAGCGTCGCTTCTTCTATATTCTCCACGATCTTTCAATCCAATTGGAGATGGCATGGCTCTATAGTGAACAAAACATGGACCGTAGGCTGTGACGAATTGATCTTGCTTGTCTAAGTTAAACGAAAGCTGATCTAAATCCATCGGTGATTTAGGTAGGGTGGTTGACTGTTTTCCTTTAGCGTCTTTTTTACCCATTTCCGATTCTCACCATATCCAGAATAGTTCTTCTCATCATTGCCTTTACATTTCTCAGCTCCGGCATACCATTCATTTCAATTATCTGCAGACACTTAACTAAAGCTGTATAGCTTGCTTGAGCGTCTAAATTTCTTTGCATCTTTGCATCAATCCCATCTTTTATTACTTTGCTGAGATCAACTACGTTATCCATTATTTCTTTACTGTAGTTAAGTTTAATTCTTTCATTTTACTAGACATTGCTTTAGATAGTGCCTGAGACACAAACATGTTAGGAGATATACTTTCTCTGAAAGAAGAGTCTTTTATATGTAAATCAGTACCGGCGTATTCAGTCTCTATTTTGGCAAGCTCGATGTTATTCTTACAAAGAACAAAGTCTAGGTGATTAAGTTTACTCATAACGTAAAGCTCTATACCTGCATTCTTAGCCATGTCTGGTAGCTGACCAGTCCTATCCTCTACGGAAGGAAGAGCCTCTGCCTCAGACTTGTATATTGCCGGCTCAAAGTCAGCGCCGTGTATTTTTTCTATTTGATAAGTTACTAAACCAATATGACTACCGGCGGCTAGAGCTTCAGCCTTGTTGCTGTTGCGCTCTTTTTTGCCCATAGCTACGTTGAAGCCGCCTTTTAACTGGACAACTTTTACGTCGTCACCAAAAAGCTTACCTACAACCTTAACCTCTTGAACTTCTTCAGGTTTGATATTCATTCGATACTCCTTGGCTTAAAGATTGCTATTTTAAAGCAACTTCCTGCTATCTAGCGCCAAGGTTTGTAAGTGGTTAGTTTTTCTACTCTTGTGACTTTTTCTTTTTGATATATAACCAGTAGCTGATCATATGTTTTTAGTTCGATTTTTTTTAGGAAGGGTCTCAGCTCTTGTTTTTCAAGCTCCAAGTCTATGATAATACTAGCTAAATCATCCCACGTCATTTCAGAAGCCACAATTCTGTGGTTTTGCTGAGTTCTTCTATCCATTAAAGATACCTTTCAACCATTTTTTTGTAGACTTGACAGGTATCTCTTTTAGTAGTACCTCTAGAGCCGCAGTTATATCTCAAATACCAGTCGTTATCTCTAGCTTCATATCTTTTCATGAAGCCAGCCAAAACTTTAGCGCCAGCCTCTACTGAATACTCGAGATCGCTAGTTAGTTTTTCTATATCAAATTTAAATCTTTTCGCTGTTTTGTAGTAAACTTGAGATATTCCAAAGTCAGTACAGACTTCGATCTCTTCTTTTATGGCGGCGTTGAGTTGTTTTACAGTCATACCTCTTTTTAACTCTACATCAAAAAAGTATTGTATTTCTTCGTCAGTTCTTTTTCTAATTCCAGTATGGCAACCTTTGGCTTTAAGGCTGTATCCGCTCTCCTGCATTAGAATTGCTGTGAAGATACGGCTTGGAATATGATACTTAACGTGCATATTGTGAATGATATCGGATAGTTGCATAGCGTATGTTTTAGCTATACGAGATTTGTTCTTAAGTATTTGGCAATATATAGGGTGTTTTTCGCAGTCAGCGCCGTAAGTGACAGAGCTAAATAAAAATATTAATAATAATAGCTTTTTCATAACATTCTCCTACTACTATAATACCATAATTACGAGCTTTGTCTACCCCATTTCTTCCATTTCTGGATTATAGCCCTTACTTTCTTTCATAGCCTTCTTAGCCTTGATATGAGCCATCATCTTTTGCCTGATCTTCTCAGCTAGGTCTTTTTTACCCATCTCTTTAGCATTAATATAGGCGTTTATGTTGCCTTGCAGCTCGTTTTTGCCCGAAAATGGGTCAAAAGAATATATACCCTTATCGTACATTTGCAGTTGATCTTTAGCGTGTTTTCGGCTTTTTTCAGTCTCAGACTTTGAACTAACACCTCTTTGAGGAGATCGGAATGGTTCAACGCCAGCTCTTCTAGCAATGCCGGCTTCCATTTGTTGAGCTGATTGCTCTGGCATACCGCCGCCGTGAGCGTCTCTCAATTCAGTTCTATGTTTGGTTTGATGTAGTTTACCTTTATATCCAGGCTCACCGATAGCATCTTGGTACTCTTCTAAACCTGCGCCTGGAGGAGTTAGCATTGCGTGCGCTCCTTCGTGAAGTAGCTGCTGATCGTGTGGGTCGCCTTTAGCATTAATAGTAACACTTGTCGGATTGTGAGAACCAAGGTCTCTTCTATTGCCGCCGCCAGTATCTGGAGTTAAACCAACACTTTCTAAATATTTACCGATTCTATCAACTCGATTTTGTTCATTAGCCTTACCATCAAAACCTTCCGTCGCCATTCTTTTATCGTGGATAGGTTTGCTAAACTCACCTTTCTTAATAGTATGTAAGTGATTCAAAGCCTCAGCCGCATGTTTTCTATATTCTGGGTCTGGATGGTCTTTAATAGCTTTCTCAAGAAAAGAGTGAATTCCTTTTTTATTTCTAAGCCTCATGGTTTTAGAAGAATGTCTATAGTCAGGGTGGTGAACTTCAATTACCTTATGATCAGGAAAATGAATAGGAAGCTCTTTTTTAATCTTATCAACAAGCTCAGTAGTTTTACCTTCATTTCCATAGTCTGACGTATGTAAAAGTAACGTGTTATCATTTAAAAGTTTAACAACAGGGTAGTGTGAGCCAAAAACATTAACAGTAGATGGAACTTGACCTGTCATCTTAGCCCTTTTAGAGCCTTTCATTTTATCTTCACTAGGCATAGAGTATATTCTCTGAAACATAGTCTTAGTGCTTTTTTTATCTTCTTTTAGGTCAGTAAGAGCTTGGGTTACTTTCTTATCTTCCTTACCAGGCTTATTAATTGGGTCGCTAGCTTCTGTGATGTGATCGTCAGGAGCTGGTCTGCCAGACTCTCTGATCATTTCTTGTTCGTGAGCGATATCTTTTATAGGCTTTGCAGCGTCTTCAGATTTTCCAAGCTTACTGTCATTTGTATGCCAATTTCCATTTATAATATGGTCTGGTAGAAGACCGGCTTTTTGGTCAGCATACCTAGTCTCAGCTGGAGCCGCTCTATTATGGTCTCCATGAGGACCAAAGTTTACCCAAGAGTTTTGACCTAAAGTCTCTGTTGCTAATGCTTTCTGAGCTAGTGGTGAGAACATTTTTTTATGTGTATTGTAAGCTTGATGCTCACCTTTAGCTCCAAAGCCGCTTTCCCCACCTTTGTGGTGACCGTTAATATCATGAACTATTCTGAATATATCGTTAGCTAAAAGATCATGACCGTCATGTTTAATACCAGTCTTTCCAAGCATAGGGTGGTCTTTAGGAGCGCTATCTCCACTACCAAAGCCTTGATCTGTTGGGTAGAACCACATATGGTTGTTATTTTTAATGTCGTGATGTAGCTCTTTAGAATTTTTATATGGGTTATCCATTCCAGGCTTCATTCTGGAAATCTTAATACCGCTATTCATAATATCATTAAATTGATTTTTAGTTTCACCAATCAAAGCGCCGTAAGCCTCTTGAACGTCAGGATTGTTAGGGTCGTGCTGTACCTTGTCGTACTCACCAGCAATAGCCTTGCCGTGTTCTTTGTTTATTTTAACTTCACCCTTTTCATGCTGGTCTTCGCTTTTAAACATTCTACGATGAGTAAAATTAACGGCGTTTGTAGGCTCCCCAGTACTGTCTTCATTAGGCTGCTGCCCTAGTTCTGGAGCACTCATAGGCTCTCTACTAGCCTCACCGTGAGTACTCTTAATACCGTTTTTCCAGGCGTTAAGCATTAGCTCATGATCGCCTTCAAACTCTTTATGTAATTTGTCATAGTGAGCGTTATGAACGTCATCTCTAAGATTTGGATTTTTATTAACCACTTCTTTAAGAGTTCTATTACTAAGCTTATTAATATAACCATATTTAGCGCCAAGCTCTGGGCTAGACTTTATAGTTTGCTTATAAACATGATGACTTAGACCTTCAGAGTACTTACCTAAGAACCAATCTTTATCAGCCTTATAGGTAGCGTCAGAGTATTCTCTTTTAAGTTTTTCACGCTCTTCGTCTCGAGAAGAAACATCTTCACCAATAGAAGCTGCCGTTCTAGCATGTTTTGGGATATTTTCTGATGAGAACTGTTCGTTAGCTGTTTGTTGAGAGTCTTGGTTGATACTGTGAGCGCCTTGAAACATTGCTAACGCAACGGCGGCTCCTTTAAGAGCATTCTTACCTTCACCTTTCTCTAACATCTCTAAGTAGTCTTCAATATGTTTCTTAAGAAGCTTAGGTGTTAGGTTGTATGTGTGACCGCCATGGTCAGTATCTGGCTCAGGCTCTATCGGAGCTGGAACTGGAGTATTTATTAATCCGTCGTATGTATGAGTTAAGGGAGTTTTGTTTATAATAGAATCTTTAACATTTTGCCTGTCTTGTGGACCCATAGAAGTCCACTCTGCTGTTTCATCCTCTTTATCAAAGGTACTTACAGACTGACCCATATCTTGAGTTCTTCCTTGATGACTGTAAGCCAGATTTTTATGGTGCTGTATGGTATCTAAAAAATCATCGTCATGAACGTCAGACATATTATGATCTGCCTTGTCTCTCATAACCATTCTTATGTAGTCTATATTGTTTACATGAAAATCACTAGCAGATTCATGATTAGCCGCCCTACTTTGAAATATTTGCTCTTGGTTTTCACCTTCCTTACCTTTTTTTACAAAATTACTCTTAGCATCTTCCGTTAGTGGTAACGTGTCTGAATCAGAAGGTTTAAAACCCATAGATCGTGGAACTTTTTTATAGCTATCTTTATAGACTGAATGTATTTTGTCAGAGCCGGTATGTTTAGATTTAGACTCTGCCGAATGGGTTGAGACTTTTTGAGCGCCATGCTTCTTGGCTTCTTTCAATACAGAATTAATGATGTTTTCACGCCAATTTTTATGGTGTGCAGAAATTTTATCAATATGCTCTGCTTTTTGCTGAGAGCCGTTTTCTTTCAAATATCTAGTAACTGTTTTGCCAAAATCTGACTGAACTTCATCAATCATCCAGTGCTCTGGGTCGGTTGTATCAACTCTAGCCCAAGCTATTGTGTTGTCATTGGTAGGGTGACCTGATTGTTTTGAAACTTTCTGAACGTGTTTAAAAGTACCATACAGGTCTTTATCTTCCTTTAGAGGAGCTAGGCTATCTGGGGAGTGGTCAAGTCTAAAAATTACTTGATCTCTCTTATTGATATTTTGCATACTGTCACCCCACTTACTGTAGGATATATCGTACTTGGTTTTAGGTAGCTCTGAGACTTTTTGAGTAGCCTCATCACTAGTAATCTTACCTTTGCCTTTGAATATCTTTTTCCACTTCTCTTTTTGGTTAGGGTAAAGTTTATTCATAGTACCAACGTCTATTTTACCGTTGTTGGCGTCGGCGTGATCTTTAACCATTTCATAAAAATGTTGATCTTCGCCATACTCGTGCTCATAGCCTCTATCTTTTATAGTTTTATTTAAAAAAGAACTCTCACCGCCGTCAGCTCTTTTTCTTTTGTGTCTATCATTTAACTCATTGAAGTTAGGAATGTGATCGTGTAAATGCTCTGGAATAAACCTTGTATCTTGATGGGCGTCTTCATATAAATCATTAAGATGCTCTTGATTGTTTTCTTCAACATAATTTTCAACAGCGCTATTATACTGATCTTGCCAATCTTGGTCTTCTCGGTTTGCGTAGTGTAAGTCATGACTGTGAACTAATTCATGATAATGTACGCTATCACTATCTCCAAGAGTATCGGCACGCCAAGCTAATGCTGCGTCATCGTATCTTTGCTGATATTCAGGGTGCTCTTCAACGCTATCATCTTCAAGATGGTTTATCCTAGAAGGACCGCCGTACTGATCTAGAGCTGCTTTTATATCGTCAATATGAACCGTATTAAGACGACTATCATCTCCTTTTAGTCCTAACTCATCCCAGCTACCAACTCTAGAAGCTTCAAGAGATTGATTAGCACGATTTAAAGGAATCATACCGTCAGAATATGTTTTATTGTTGTTGTAGATTTCGTTTAAAGCTTGAAAGGTTGGGTCTCCATAGTTTTGAATTGAGTCTGGATTGTCTCTAGTCCAATCATTAGCTGTATGCCTGTCAAACATTTTCTCTCTAACAGCTTCATCGTCATCGCCCTCGCCGCCAATTTCGGCTGCAATTCTATCAGAGTTATAATAAAGGTGATTATATAATGGATAGTTTTCATCAGCTCTATTTGAGGCATCTTCATGAGCTTCGTCCCTAAGAGAGTCTAAAACATTGTCAGGTAAGTCGTTTGTTTCGTATATATCATCTTTATTATCTTGATAATGTATATTTAAATCTTCAGCGTCGTAGCCGTGCTCACCCTCATCATCGTACCATTTTTGGAACATTTCAGCGCCATGCTTAGGGTCTATATTTTCATTATGATACAGATCGTATTTTTCTGTAAAATCCCCATGTCTTTTAATGTGCTCAATTTGTTTTTCATCTAAGTACTCACCATTAATTAGCTGGTCCCTAACCTTGTTATGGTTAGGGTTGTAACTGTGAGTATTCCAATTATCCCAATTTTCAGCGTCAAACTCTTCTTTAGTGTCAAAATCATTCGGGTGAGAGTGGGAGTGCTCTCCATGCATACCTAAAACTTCATCCATCCAAGTTTTTTTCCAAGAAGGCTCTGCATCTTTTAATAGTGCATCTATATGGTGGTACGGCAGTCTGTGAGATGCATGTGTTAGTAGGTTTTGGATAATATTAGGTTTGAGGTTTAACGATACCTCTGGTCTGTCGCCAAAAACTTCATCAAAATGGCTAATTGATGTTTTCTGTTTATTGATAATTTTAGAAATGTCGCTTCCAGATATGTTTTCAAGATTTTCAGGATTGCCTAGAGTTAAATCTATCACCTTGTCGTCAAAATGTTTACTATCAATAAGATGCTCTAACATATGTGGATGTTCTTTAGCCATCTTATACATATGGGTTTTAGTAAAACCTGGATTTTTTATAATATGCTCATCGCCATCATTGGCTAATTCAGATATTTTTTTAGGAGATAGGTTAAAGTTCCTCTTTATACCTCTCATTCCTTTGCGATATTGCATGGCAAGATCACGCTTAACCGCTATTATAGCATCTAAATCATCTACACCGCTATGTTGAGCTTCTAAATCTTCTAAGGCTGCTTCGTTGTTTTCAGGAGTGTCGTGCTCTTCTATCGCCGCCGCTCCGCTTTGACTATGTAGATTTGTCCACCAGCTACCACCCTTCCTATTGGTTGTTAATTCTTTATATTGATCTGTAGACAACTTACCCCACTTATCTATAAATTTATTAAAACCTGTAGGAGTAACAACCTTTTCCCAATCCTGACTAATTTGAGCGTCAGTTTCAGTATCTACATGGTCTGGAAACATGTCGTCCTGCTGCGCCTTAATCAAATCGATAATTTTTCTATAGTGTCTTGTCATTGCTTTTTAAACCTTTCATTTAAATTATGCAAAAACTCATGATTAGGGTGACCGTTATCGTCAGCATATTCTTTAGCTTTATTTTTTTCTTCTTCTAGGGCATGGTGATCTTTAGCAGACGTTTCTTTAAAGTCTTCTAAATGTATTGGGTGCTCACTATCAGGCTTCACTGTTTCAAACATACCAACCGCCCTACTCATATCTGAAGGTAGTCCAGAGTTATATATTCCACTAAAGCCGGAGTTTTTAATCTCAGCGTGAAAAGCCGGCTGTCTCATATATGGCATTATTTGTTCGCCATGCTTTGCTGTGAGCTTATCCATAGCTGTTTGGTATAGATCGTTAGGGTCTTTAGCAATATCGTATAGTTTTTTATCTCCCAAATTTGTAACATATTTTGATTTAGAGCCAGAAGTTACTACATCTTCAGGTTGAATCCCTTCAGCGTAGTAAAACGCCATTTTATGTTCAGGAGCGCCCTGCTTGGATTCAGAGCCAATTTTACGCTTTCCTTGAAAATTAGGGTCTATCTCTTCCAAGCCTTGTTCAGGAGAATAGTGAATTAACTTTGTATCAGGTCCAGCCGTTTCAAAAGGATGTTTTTTATCTTCAGATTTTTTTAGGTGAAAATAGTTATTACGAATATAAACTTCAGATTTTTTCATCTTACCAGCAACATCTTTAATGAAGTCTGATTTTTTGTGAGTATCTTCAAAATCAAATCCGTGAGTAAAATGACTCCCGTCTGCTAAAGTTGAATAGTAATCTTCTGGCTGATCTTTATGAAAAACAGTACTTTCACCCTTATGATGTCTACCGGCTTTATCGCCATTTATGTAGTGCATTTCGTGCTTATAGCCGTCAGATATAATAGACGACTCTTGACCTAATGAGGCTGCAAAATTATTTAAATGCTTATATGAGCTTTTTGGAGGATTATGAACTAAGATGCTTTTTTCTTTAGTCCCATACATCCCTTCCATACCCTCAGCCTTATAACCTTTTTGAGCTAAAAACTCTAAAGTTTCGTCGTGAGACATTTGTACTTTGGAAGGATATTTAGGGTTTTCGGATGAGAAGATAAAATGAGGTTTTTTATCATAAATAGGATGAGTACTTTCAGTTTTCCACAAACTTGTAATAAAGCTTTCTTTTTTACTAATATTTTGCTTAATATTCTTGTAGATGTTTTTATACATATATACCTTACTTATAATACCACAAAATGAACAAAAATAAGTATTTATATGTTTGTTAAATAATACTTACTGTGAAAAATCGATTTAACTCTAGCCATAAGCTTGTCTTTACGCTCTTCAAGCTTTTCAATCCTTTCCTTGTATGTTTGTGGACCTAAACCACTAGTTGCTTGAGATAAGCCGTCTTGACTTAAACTTTGAGATGTATTAGTTATTTGGTTCTGTTTAGCGCTTAATATTTCAATAGCGGTGATCATACCAATAATCTGATTAACAACTACAGGGAGTTTTCCCTCTTCCTTGCATAAACCAGAAGTGTATTTTATCGTCCAAAAAGCCGGTAGCCATTTATAGTTACTTAAGGATTGTAGGAAGATTAAAGCGCCGTCTGGAGCAGACGTTGCAATAGTTCCTGACGTTCCAAACACTGTCAAGATCGGCAAAAGGTTAATTTGCCCTTTATGTGCAAATCCCATTTCAATCCAGTCAGCAGGTAGTTTGTAAATATTCGTACCGTTAGAGCTTTCAACCGCAAACAGATCAACGCTTAAAACAGGCTTATGGTTCATTTTCCAATGTAGGAAGTTTTTGTATAGGTTTGAATCGTAAGGAACACGTTCGTTAAACTGCTCTCTCATTACAGTAACGCCAGAAAAAAGCTCAAACTCATTAATTGCTAGATTAATTTCGTCCTTCAACTCGTCTGAAGTATAGTCGCTTACATCAACGCCTTTTAAGTATCTTGATTTAAGTTTTTCTGGAGTCAATAAGGTTTCAACCCTACTTAGTAAGTTTGAAGTTTCTTCAGCCTCTACAGGGTATGATTTTTGGGTTCTAAGTTTAGAATCTGTTAAATCAGCCATATTTATTCCTCTATATATGTAAAAACATAACCTTTGTGTGATTTTTGCTTGTTAGTCAGACATCTCCAGATACCTGCCTGGAAAATACTTAAATCTCTAGCGCATTCGGATTGATTAGTCCAAGCACCAACGTAACAATCTTCTTTATTTTTTACTTTAAATCGCTTGCCGCCGTGTGCAATAGATAACTTAACTCTCTCTTCTTTGTTTAACTTTGTTCCTATTTTATGACTTATATATCCTATTTTTGCTAATCTCATTTTTTGTTTAGTTGATTCGGTATGTTTTTTACCTAAAGCTTTTTTTCTTATTTTATTTTTATGTTCTTGAGACAGTTTTTTACCTATTTGTTTTTGTCTCATCTTTTCAATAGAATCTTTATGCCACTTTCCTCTATTGCCACCACCCTCTCTTAAGTTGTATCCATTGGGAGCTAAACTATCGAATTTATATACTAAAAGCCATTCTTTATAGTTTAACTCTGATTGACTGTTTGCTCCGTCGATCTCTTCTATGGTGAAATTTTCTGGTCCGTACTTTTGAATGGCTCTGTGAAGGATAGAGCAACTTTTATCTGTACAGTGTTTTCTCCATCTGTAGCTTAATTTTCCAATAGTTTGACCTATATAAATCTTACAGTTAACTTTATTGGTCACCTTATAGATTATAATTAGCAGCCTCCATCGTTTAACAAATCTATTTGAATAGCTTGTTTAATGATGAATTTTTTATCCACACCATCCTCTGTTAGAGTTATTTGAAAATTCCCAGCGTTCGGTAGTTGGGCTGATGTTAAGGAAAATTTATATATACTCTTGTCGTCCACAAACGGTTGAGTTGCTGTAACCTCAAACACTTGACTGTCATCTATTGAAAAGAACTTTGCTTTAACCACAACCGCAGCTGCCAAAGAGATATACCTAATAGGGTATTGTTTAAAGGCAGAAGACTGTTCTGGGTCGGACTTTGTACTCCAATCTAAATCAACCAGCTGAATATAAATCTCATTTGCCTGTCCTTCAGCTAAACGAGCCTGATTAGAGTGTTTCCAATGGTTTTGGTCAACCACACTCTTCATTATTTTTGCACCAATACGCATGAGTAACTCCCTTAAAATGGCGGTATTTTGCTTTAAAGATTGCGATTTTGAGCCAGCTTATGGTATTATAATATATGAATAATTATTTAGACGTACTTTGTATAGATGGAATATTGGGTGTTGGTAAGACAACTCAAGTTGTAATCTTTCATAACCTATTAAAATCAAACAACATACCTCACAAAGTAATCTCTTTTAAAGAGGTTGACGGTACTGACTTTACCGCTCAGCAGCTTAAAAAAATATCAGAATATCTAAAAGAAGAGCCTGACGGCGTTGTGCTCTGCGACGGCTCTATTGCTATCGATATTGTAGACGATATTGTTTCTAACATGTATCGCAGCGATCTTTGGACCAAGCATAAGGATAATATTCAAGCTTACGAGTCTTTAAATAATCAATATAATTTTGTCAATGTTTTACTAACGCCTAATGATCTAGACATATGTGATCGTAGGCTTAAAAAGAAAGCAGACATGTCTGGCGAAGAAAAAGTAGAGTTAAACAATAAAGAACGACTAAGGCTCATTATAAATGGGTTAAGACAGTTTGACCATAGCATGTTAACTTGCAATGTGAAGTTTAACAACTTAAATCTAGATGGACATGAAAGTATTATGGACGTTCACGATCAAATATCTGAAATCATTATGAAAACTCTACAAATAAAAAAACCTTCCAAAGGAAGGTCTTCTCAATCTTAAATTTCTTTTGGTTTTACTGAGATTTTGCAGCTTTCTTTCGAGCCTTCTCAGCAGCTTTCTCAGCTTTCTCAGCTTCTTTAGCTTCTTTCTTAGCCTTGGCTGTAGCTTTTTTAGCAGCTTCTTTAGCCTCTTTAGCTTCAGCTTTTTCTTTAGCAGCCTTTGCTTCAGCAGCTTTTACAGCTTCTTTAGTGCCAGGTTTCTTAGAGAGTTTTTCAGACATCTCTACTTGACATTCAGCCCATTTTTTACGAGACTCTTCACATCCACAAAGAGCTTTGTTTACTAGCTTGTAGTAATCTAATCTTTCCATATAACCATCCTAATTAAATAGATTTTAATTTAAATTAAACAGATTTATAATGAACAATCAAATCACCAACAGCTGGCGCTACGGCGAATTCATTGTCAGTCGCTATTGTTTGAAGAGTCTGATCTGCATCTTTAATAAGAGCAACAGTATCCCCAACCAAAAAACCCAAAGTAGCTGCATCTGTGTTATCAGTGTTTGTAGCGATCAATAGACCTGCAATAACAAAACTAGAAGTTGTTGTTTTTGCGGTGTTGATAGCTGAAGCTGCTGTGCTAGAGTCGATTGCAGCTGCAATTTCTGTTCCTGACGGTGCGTCAGCCATTGCTACTGTTAATACCTCTTTTGTTCTGTCTGCCAATGCCATGGTTTCTCCTTTTTAAAAATCACGACTATAGTTTATTTACTATATGTTTTTGTCAATAATATAAAGATTGTTATTTACTTATGGTTTTAACTGTCCATCCAGTACTTTAGAACGATATTGTGCTCTACTGGAACGTGAAGGTTATCAGAAACTTCGTTTGGGTCCATATATTCCCAGTCATCACACTCTTTGTCAGGGTCTTTAGAGGCGTCTACCAGTTGATCTGGGTCTACTTTTACCTCGAAAACATAAACCATAACATCGCCATTTTTACGAACTTTTACAAGTTTCGTATCGATGGCATCTAGCCCAGTTTCTTCCTTACACTCTCTTATACATCCCAAATATGGACATTCACCCTTATCAAGATGACCGCCAGGCTGAGTAAACTTACCGTTATCGTTGCGTTTTCCCATTAGAAGATCGTCCTTCCAATCTCTAATTAAACAACATGCAACACGTTTGGTTTTTACCTTCACAGTTCTTCCAACTTCTTTTCAGCTTTGATCTGTTCAATATAAGAATAGGTTTTAGCAACGGCTAATACCTCTCTCTTATTCATGTTTGGTTCTTTATCTGATAGGAAACTAATCAGCTCATCTTTATACTGGTAGTTTTTCCAAGACTCTTCTGATAAGCTTTTGAGAACTTTTTTTCTTTTAGCTTTGCGTTTTTTTAGATCAATACCTAAATCTTCCACTTGAAGAGCAGCGCCACCAGTTCTAGCGCCAGGAGCGCCTGAGCCAATAGAGGCTGTTATGGCTTTTCTAACGTTAGAAGTATAAAACGCTTTTTCTGAAGCAGCCAACGTAGGATATTCAAGGTCTTGTTTTTTAGGTGTTTTAGGTCTTTTATCAAGCCTTTCTTTGAGGTTTTTCTGTCCTTCAGGTCTTTTCATTTCCCGTGCGCCTAAGGTAGTAAACTTTTCCTTAGTCTTAGGTGTAAAGCCTGGTTTTCTTTTAGCTCTATCTCTCTTCTTTTGTTTTGGAGACTTGCCTTGATCAACTAATGCTTTTTTCATTTTCTTCTCAGACTTTTCCCAGGTTTTTGGGTCTTTGTAAATCTCAGCTCCAGTTCTAGGTCTTTTCTTGTCGTAAGAAATTCTATCACCCACTTTCATTTTGTCAGGAGCATCTTTAGGAGAAAACTCTCTTTTAGGTTTTGGCAGTGCAGAGCCAGGACTTTTTTCGCCAGAATTAGGAGCTAAAGGCTTGAAATTACTCTTACTTTTAGGGTCTTTGTCTGGATTGAACTTGCTCTTGTTTTTATCCCACTTTCCAGTGAAATACTTCAAATCACCCTTCATAATTTCAATTTCGATCTGCTCATTCTTCTTGAATTTGCTTAGAATTTCTTTTGAAATATCGATTCCACCTTTCTTTTTAGTGCCTTGGGATGGAGAATCGAGCTGCTCAGCATGGGCTGCTTTATTGCATGGGTGAATAGTAGCAGTTACTTTTCTAGCAATACATTTTGTAATGTTGGAGCCTTCTCTTCCGAGTCTAGACCCTTCTATTGAAAAATTAATTAAAGCTTTGGTTTCGTCTTTATTGAGATTTTTATCGTATCTAAGCATAGCGGCAACATTCTCAGCCTCTTTATGACCAACTTGATCGAAAAGCTCAGCTGCTACGTATATATATGGCATTTTGACTTTATTCCAGAAATACTTATGGTGCTCTGTTTCGCAGTCGTCTTTTTTAAGGATTTTTTTAGCTTCTAGTATTTTACCAACAATGCAGGATGCTGTCTTACTTTCATGCTCCCAATTGATAACGCCTTCAGTGGTAAGAGAGCTAATATCAACACCGCTTATAATGATACGTTCACCGCTAGAATCTAAATGTTCTGACGCCGCAATACCATGCAGAAACGTGCCGTGTTTTTTATTTTTATCCATGGCTTAAAGATTGCTATTTAGCAAAATCATTCATAAGTCACTAATTTAATTAATTATTGTGGGAGGGATTTAGATCATAACTATCTAATTTTATTTAATTAAGGGTAAAAATCACTATACTTTAATTTATACGCAAGAAAACAAACCCTAGTAATAACACAATAATTGGAGGAAAACTATGGCTAAATCAACCGCCGTCAGCGAAGCAGCTGCTCGTGAACTGAAAGAAAAACTTGAAAGACGTGGATTTACAGTCACAGAATCAAAAAGTAACGGTTACGCAAAACTAACCCTTAACACTAACGAAGCTTCAATTTTAATTGAACAAGAAAGTGCAGTATCTGTAGACGTTTTTGGAAATGCTCTAGACGCATATACTCCACATAAGCTTTCTTTTGCATCTCGTAATGACGCTATGTCTACTCTTGTAGTTGCTCAAATTTATGCTGAACTTGGAAAAGTTGGTATGAAAGTAATCGTCAAAACCCACGCTACTGTTTTGGCTACCGCCGAAGCTGCTACTGGAGATGCTATCGAATTTAGTGATCGTTGGAAAACTAAAGGTATCTAATTCTCAACCAATAATAAAGGAGCTATCATGGAATACAATGAAAATGAAATGGCAAAGCTTATTAGTGAAGTTGAGACCGAGTTCAAAGACTACCTAACAAAAGCTGAAAACACAGAATCTGGAGAAGCAGAAGTACCTGCGGAAGAGATTGTTTTAGAAAAAAATGAAGATTTTGATTATGATGAAGCAGATATTTCAGAAATGAATGACATGTATGCGTCAATGACGAAAAGTGAAAAAGAAGCTCACTATTCTGCAATCAAGTCTACTCTCTTTGCTGAAGAAGCGCCGGCTGCTGAAGAAGCACCTGCTGAAGAAGTAAATCTTAATAAGTCAGAGTTCGATACTATAAAGACCGATCTTGAAACTTCTAAAGAAGAAAACGCTAAACTTCAAAAAAATCTTGAAACTTTAACAAGTATTATGACTAAATTTGTTAAAAAAGCACCTGTTCGTAAGGCTGTAACTCAACTTAATGGAATCGAATACATTAAGAAATCTGAGCCTGAAGCGCCGGCAGAACCTGTAAAGGTAGATGTTGACAAACTTACTAAATCTGAAGTTAACAAAATTCTTGTAACTAAAATCAGAAATGGTGAAATTCAAAAAACCGAAGACAAAGAAAATATTAACAAATTTTGCCACGGTGAAATTAAAATAGAAAAAATTAAACATCTATTATAGGAGGAAATAATGGTTAATCAACTAAATGATTTGATGAAGGCTCTTGAAGCCGGTCAATACAACGCTGCACCAGAGACACTGGTTCAAGGTTCAGCATTACAGGTAGAAGATTTATCTCCTGTGATGGAAAATGTTACTTTTGATGACTCGCACATCAAATTACAAAAAATGCTTCGTATTGAAGATGCCAAGTCTACTCTGATTCAGTTCAATAGACAACTTGATTACGGTATTTTTGGTGGGTCTGCCCAACATGAGGGTGGAATCGGCGAAGAAGACACTTCTAACTTTGCACGAGCAATTGTGCCAATGGCATACTACTCAACAGTTAGACGTGTAACTGTTGCTGCTAATATGATTGGCGCTTTCGACGGTAAGCAAGCTGAAAGTAGAGCATCTGACGACGCTGCTATGAAACTTGCTGGAGATATCGAGTTTGACGCTTTTAGAGGCGCTTCTGATTTCTCTAACGCTGGAGTTTTTGACGGTAACCCGTTGGCTTCTGCTGCTATTCCTAATATGAGAGGAGTTGATTCTCAAATTCGTGAGTCTGACGCTCTTTCAAATACTCAAGATTTAATGTTTGCTGAATACGGTTCTGATCAGTCAGTAATTGTATCTGTAAACGGGACTCTTACCCAGTCTTTTATTGAAGATGCCGCTGTTAAATCAGCCATGCAACATGGTTCTGCTGACAAGCTTTTACTTGACCCAGTTTCTTTGAGTCAATATAACAAGATTGCTCATGCTAAAGAACGTATCATGCTTGCAGGTTCTGCTCAAGAAGCTTCTGGTGCGAATCTTCGTACACAATGGACTTCTTCTGCTCTAGTATCCATGGAAGCTTCACGCTTTCTATCTGGAAAAACTAGACCAGCTAGAGCAAGAGCTGGAAGTTTAGCCGCTCCTGCAATCGCTGGAACTTCTCCAGTAAATGCTGCTTCAGTACTTCCTGCTGGAACTTATGTTTACTTCGCAACTTCGGTTAGCGAAAGAGGCGAGTCAGTAAAAGCCGCTGATGAGTCTGTAACAACTGCAGCTGGAGATTCTGGTACAATTACCATTACTCAAGTAGCTGGAGCTAAATACTACAACCTATACCGTTCAGAAGACGGCGGTTCTAGTACAACTGCCAAATTTATTGGTAGAATTGCTGACAGTGGCGCTGCTACTACAGTATTTACTGACCTTGGAAACAGAGAGCCTGGCTCGATTACTGGATTCCTTCTTCAGTCAAATACTATGGGACTTCACCAATTGTCTGCATATAGTAAGCTAAAACTTGCTATCAATGACTTGAGTCTTCCAGAAGCTCACTTTCGTTTCCTATGTTTAGCTGTTAAGCAGCCTCGTAAGAACGTATTGCTTGAGAATATTTCTGGTCAACTCTAAGATAGACTAAAATTCTTAATACGAAAGCCCTCTTTTTAGAGGGCTTTTTTTTGTCTTTTTTAAATCTGTGGTATTATATATCATGAGCGGTAGAAAGTGCATATATACTGGAAAAGACGCTGAAGTGACGGATAAGGTAGTACCAAAAGAAGGCGGCGATGAAGTTCACAACTGGTCTAACTCTGTCCCATGCAGTAAATATTATAAAGACCTTAAAGGTCTAAGACCTCCTAACGCCTTAGAGCTACAGGCTAATAGAGTGTTTAAAATGCTAGAATTAGCTAAGCTAGATGTTGGAGTTTACAAAAAAGAGCTTGCTAGAATACAAAAACAGATAGTAGAAACTTTGCCGGAAAACATCCAAAAAGCTGCAAAGAAAATTAAAGACAAGGAGATCGAATTAGCGTATATTGAAAAAGAAATTCAAGAGGTTGATCTTGATAAGGTTTTAGATTCAAAAAAGATGGAGTGGTAGTGGCTAGTTTAGTAGGAAAAAGTAAATTTAGCGGTGTTTATGTAAACGGTAGTAAATACTGCAGCCCTTCTAGAAAACACTATAGACCTTACCATAGATGTATTAACAAAAAAGAGTCTTTATTTGACAACGATATTATATGGATTGATGGTGGGGTGAAACAAAAAGAGATAGGTATTAATAAAGAGCGCTGGAACAATAGTAAACCCTACTATTATAACGACTTTAAAGATGGAGAATACCCGTGGTAAAAGAACAGCTTGGTCATTTTAAAACCCTAAAAGTAACTTCTCTAGAAGAGCTGGTTGATCGTAGTGTTAAGGATATTCCAGAGTCTGATCTAACAATTCAAACAGATACCCATTTAGTTCAGATGGAGTATAAAGAGTTTGAAGGCGATAAGAAGAAATTCACCATTAAGCCTGGCTGTTTTATAATGACAGAGACTAATATGGGGATGATCTTAGAAAAATTCCAACTAAGAGAGTATAACTTGTTAAAAACAATCGATAATACGTCTGCTATTATTGCTGAAAAAGACAAGTTCTTTAACAAATTAGACGTATACAAGAGGCTAGGTAAAACAGACCCCAAAAGAGCAATACTGATAGCCTCTCCTCCAGGCGTCGGTAAAACAGCTGCTATTAATGACGTTTGTAAGGCTATATTAAAAGAGGAAGGTTCTACTGTTATTCAGTGGGATACTTCTGAGATCAAAGCTTGTTCTGTTAATAAGTTCTTTTTAAACAGATCACAGTTTAGCAAAGATGTTAAAAAATTAATTTTAATTATTGAAGATGTTGAAGGCGGTACTAGTGAAGAAGACTATTCTGCTAGAGGCGTAAACTCATCTTTATTGAACCTATTAGACGGCGTAGGTAGCCCTTTTAAGGGCGTTCCGACTTTTATTATAGCTACTACTAATAATCCTGAAAGGACCGTAGGAGCCTTAATAGATCGCCCAGGACGCTTCGATAAAGTGCTTGAGATGAAAACTCCAAGCGAAGAAGAGTGTAGACTGCTTTTCGCCTTTATTATGAAGGCTGATGAGTTAAATGATAGTGAAAAAAGAGCGGCTATGAAAGCTCATAAAGGCAAGTTTTCTATTGCTCATATTGAGGAAGCTGTAATAAGGTCTTTATTGGATGATATCACGGTTGAAGAAGCCGTTGACGAACTGTTAGCTCACAAAAAACGCTTTAAAGAGGCTTTTATGGATACCAACAAAAACGGTATTGGATTAGGGTAAAAAAAACACAGACTCTTGGGGAGAAAATTATGAAGAATGAATGGAAGTGTTGTGACTGTCCTAAAATTGTTGCTGATAAGCATGAAGTTTTATATAGTTTTACACAGTATGGAAACAATGAGAAGAAAAAAGCAGATGCTCTAAAAGGCAAGGAGCGCTGTAAAGAGCATTTTGATAAGGTTGAGGCTAAGTTTAGTCGTTAGCCTCTTCTAACACTTCACGTATATTGTTTTGAAAATTTTCTCTCTTTTCGGATTTTTCTTTAGAATTTTCTTCTTCTCTTAACTCATTCCTTAACTCTTTGAAAAATAGTTTTCTCTGATCGTTGGCGTTGTTTTTACAGTTTAACAACTCTTCCCAATTATCTTCATAATAACAGTTTTGAAAAATTAACTCTTCATACTTACATTCGCTTATTTTTTTAGCGTAATAATAGTAATCGCCCTGTAATTTTTCTGCCGAATCATAGCAGGATTCAATAGTTTGTTCAACCATTAAAGGGTCTTTTAATATCGGCTCATCCTCTTCTTCTTTTTCAAGCTTCAAAACCTTTTTAAAATCCTCTGCAGGAGGCTCTGGTACAAAAGTCGGCTCAACCGCTGGTTTTTTAATAGGCTTAATCACAGGTACTGAAGGGCATGTAGGCTTATCTTGAAATTCTATGATAAGCTTACCGATCTTAACAGTATCTAGCCTTTTTAGTTGGTTTAATTTCATGCCGCCGTAAAAGGCTAACCCTACTGAAAGGATATACATAGTCGCATCTTTAAGCATTCTTCCTCCTATAGAACATATCCATTATATTCATACTTACCTGAATCTAGGCGGTATACTTGGATATGTAGTTGTTTCTTTTTGTGACCGATATCAAAATGAAATTTACGATACTCACCATACTTAATACCTCCCGTAATCATGGGAACTTGGAATTTGTAAGTTTTACTTACATCATCAAATAGGTGCCATAAAGTATTGTAGTGAACTTGCATTAAAACCTCCGTCAACATTAGTATAAATGAAAAATAAATTTAAGTCAAGCGCTAATTTTAACTAAAACTATGGTATTATAAGGTATTATAATTCAAGGAGAATGCACATATGTCAGTGAGAAAGGTAAAAGCACCTGCTAAGATGTTTACTAGTGATTTAGAACACTTAAAGGATGTTATCTATCATACGGTAGATAAAGTGGTCGGAATTGTAGGTCGCTCTCTAGGTCCAGGCGGTAGAAATATTATTATTGAGTCAGACCTACCAGGAATTCTTAATAAAAATACAAAAGACGGAGTTACTATTTTCCGATCTCTAGGCTCTAATAACGCTTACGAGCAGTTAATTATTGAACAGATTAGAGATGTTGCGGTTAGAACCGTAGGAGAGGCTGGAGATGGAACTACAACATCAACAATATTAGCCGGCTCTTTCATTCAAAACCTATTTATATTTTGCAAAGATAATCCAAAATACAACCCTCAAAAAGTTACTAGAATTATCAACAAATGCTTAAGAGATGTTATGATTCCTTTTATTAACGAATCTTCTATTGAGATCACTACCAAGAATCAGAAGCTATTGGAAAAAGTAGCGAACATATCTGCAAACGGCGACGGCGAGATGGCTGAAGCTGTTATGGAGGCGTTTAAAATTACAGGGTTTTCAAGCTCTTCTCACGTTACTATTCAAGAAATGTCAGGTCCGAGTGGAAGCTATGACGTTAAATTGATCGAAGGCTTCCCTATCGATAAAGGGTATGAAGAATCTATTGGTAAATTTCATCAAGCTTTTATTAACGATCAAGCTCATCAAAAATGCCAACTTGAAAAGCCTTTATTTGTGCTGTTTGATGGTAAAATTACAGATATTGCGCAAATCAACCCTATGCTTCACACTATTGGAGAGGCTTATGTTTCTGGGAATACGGAGTTTAAAAACGTCGTAATAGTAGCTCACGCTTTTTCAGAGCAGGTGTTAAACTTTTTATCGTTTAACTTTCCAAATTCAGGTACTATTAATGTAGTTCCTTTGAAAACTTCAATTTCACAGCTAGCCAATTCAGAGCTTCATTTTTTAATGGACTTGTCGGCTTTTACTGGAGCAAAGATTTACGATATGCAAAACCCTTTAGATGTTTATTCAGAGGATGACTGGGGCGCTAACGTTGATAAGATAGAAATTCATCGCTTTAGAACAACCATTACTGGAACTCCAGAAGATATTGACATTGAAGTAAGGGCTAATGAGATACAAACTCAAATGGACCAGTCTGAATCTAAAATTGAAAAAATCCTTTTAGAAGAGAGGCTAGGTAAGTTGACTAGTGGTATTGCTCAGTTGAAAATCTTTGGAGCCTCTAATGGAGAGCTTAAAGAGAAGGCAGATAGGGCTGAGGATGCTGTATGTGCTGTTAGAGCCTCTATTAATCACGGGTGCTTACCTGGAGGCTGTCGTGTTCTTTTAAATCTTTGTTTGGAGCTTGGAAAGAGTCAAGACGAAGCTATTAGACATGTTGTCGTACCCTCGCTAGTGTCTCCGTTTTTTACCTTACTTACGAACGCCGGATATGATGACGACGAGATGGAAAAAATATACGACAAACTGATGGATAATACTAAAAAGGTTTATGACGTAGATAGCGCTAAGTTTGGAGACCCTAAGAAATTAGGGGTTTTTGACGCAACACTAGCCGTAAGACAGGCTCTAACAAATGCAGTATCGATAGCTTCAGTTATGGGAACTCTAGGCGGTATTGTAGCCTACCCAAGAGATCACGAACTGGAAAGGCAAGAGGCTAGAGACGTGCAGAGCCATGAAAGGACTTTAGAAAATTCAAACGACTATATTAACGAAGCTAATCAGAGAGGATGATTATGAAAAATTTTATTGCAAAACTATTTGGGCTACTTGGTTTAACTACTAAGTCTGATTTTGAAGCTCTACAAGCAAAAGTGCTTTTATTAGGAGATGAGAATCGATCTTTGAAAAAATCAAACGAAGAATTTAATGTTAAGTTTCAGTCGCTTTCTGACTTAAGAAGCGATATGGCAACTTTATATTCAGAAGTTGCTGCTGATATTAAGCGAGTAGATGCTAAGATTGGTATGGTTAAGCCAATATTAAAGGTTGAAGACCCTGAAGCTGTTGATTTTATTAAGGAAATCCTATCAAGACACGATAAGCAAATTACCAACCAGGCGGCTGGTATTCAAACAAAAATATTACAACTCAATAGTGTTGAAGGTAAGGCTTTAGCTGCTATTCAGCAAGTGAAGATCGATTCTGCTAAGTTAAACAATATCCTTAACGGCTTAGGTCTAAATGACCCAAGCAGTGAAGAATTTAAAAACTTTAAAGACACTCTTAGTGGAAAGTCAGAAATAGTAGGATAGTATGTCGTCCGAGTCAGAGGTAGAGTTTGAACATAAGTGTGACTACGTTTTAGAGCATCTCAATTCTGCTGAAGAGTTGAGGGATTGGATGTATGTTTATTTGGATTTATATTTTCCAAATGGAATAGTCTATCCAACTTCAACGCACGGTCCAGTTGAGGCTATGTGGCGAATATATGAGCTAATGAAGACAGGTAAGAGTGAAGACATCCCTCAAGCCTGTATGTTAGCCTCTCGAGACTCTTTCAAAACCCTTGGTGCAGCCGCACTAGAAATCCTTTGTATGCTTCATTTTCGTATTAGCGTTGCTCATATGGCTGCGATTAGTTCACAGTCAGATAAGGCTATTCAGTACGTAAACGCAATGTTTCGTAAGCTGAGACCTTATTTGAATGCTAACGGTTGGAAGCAGTCTTCAGACAATAAAAAGATGATTGCCTGGCTGACTGATGACCTACAAGAGGTTTATATTCGTATCGTTATTGCTACTATTGCTGGCGCTAACTCAGAGCACGTTCCAATGTTGTTTATTGACGAAGTTGACGTTGTTCAAGACCCTAGAGCTTTGAAAGAAGCTAAAATGATTCCTTCAGTCTTTGGTAAGTGGTTTCCTTTAACAGTATATTTATCAACACGTAAGTTTGCCGGCGGTTTAATGGAAAAAACCCTAAAGCAAACTATTCAAGCGAATGGTGAGATATTACGTTGGAATATTTTGGACGTTACTGAGAGAATCTCTCATGACGTTGCTAAGGTTGATGAGCCAAAACTAGTTAGATACATTTCTAGAGAACTTCCAATGGAAACTCTTATGGAAAGCGACTGGCAAGTGTTGCCAGATGAAATTAAGCTAAAATATGAAAAATTCTTAGCATACGCTGGTATTGCAGATCACCCTTTACTTCCAGTTATGAGGAATTATTTAGTAGATAGACCTCAAGAAGATCACGGCGGCTTGTTTAAAAAGCTATCAGCTACGTTAAACAACTTTCGTCAGATTGATTCTGATATGGCTGACGCTCAGCTTTTATGTAATAAACCATCCTCAAGCGGCTTAGTTTATCCTAGGTTTGATGAGGTTAGAAATATTTTAAGCGTTCAACAGGCTTGGGAAAGAATATCAGGGTTAGATACTCCCTGTGATTTTAACAATTTAAGACAATACTTACTTGATCTTGGTACTGAATTTATCGGCGGCGGCGACTGGGGTTTTACAGACTACACCTCTCTAGTGGTTTTAGCTCTTTTGCCTGGCGGTGAAGTATGGCATATGGAAACTTTTGCTATGCAAGGCTTAGAGGTTGATGATATTGCAAAATACGGGGCTGAGCTACAAGATACTTGGCGAGTATCTAGATGGTACGTTGACCAAAACTACCCTTCTTATATTAAGACTTTAAAAAGAAAAGCCAGTATGAGATGTCCTAAATTTACAAAAGACGTAGCCGCTGGAATTTCAGCTTTACAGGGTAAATGCGTAAACTCAACAAATATTAGAAAATACTACGTTTTAGACGTTCCGAACAATCATCAAGTAAAAGAAGCGTTTGGAGAGTATCGCTGGAAAATAGACGGAAAAGGTGAAATTATAGAAGGCGTTCCTTTTCACGATAAAGACGGAGTTTCGGATATTATGGACTCTATTAGATATCCGTTTCAAAACCTCTTTAGTAAAGGCGCTAAACCGACTTTTGGAGTTGCCGGCGCTGAGACTCATGACAAGCAAAGGACGTTAATTGCTGAAGCTAAGGATTTAACTGAAATCGCCAAAAACGTCAACCAAGACCTTATGAGGCAAAAAATCGGTAGTCTAGCTACTAGCAAAGCTCCTAGTTCGCCCAAAAGTAAGGCGAAGAAGAAGATTTTGTGGTAAAACGGCGCAAAAACGGCGTCTTAACCCTTAATCTGACGAAAAAAAGACAATCTTTATAGAATACATACCTAATCGGAGAAAACATGTCAAGTTCCAAAATGAATTTATTACAACATTTAGCTATTTATCAAGACACAAACGCTTCCAGTAACCCTAGTAAAAATCTTACAAAATGGACGTTTGACGAGCAAGGCTTAGACGTTGGAGAGGCTGAATCTAAATCAATCACACTACCGGCTGGGGAGACTTTAAGTCTATTTTCTGGGGCGGTGACTGTATCTGACGACGGAACTACAACCTACGATATTGCGCTAAAAGCAGGTACTGCTAATACTTATACGATCAGTCATAATGGCGGTACTGCTCCAGCCTTTAGAGCTGCTAGAACTGAAGGCGCTGACGCCACAACCGAAGTAACGGTTACTAAAAACGGACCTATATTAACATTCACCTCTACTGGAGGAACTGTTTTTAATCTTATTGCTGGAGGAGTTATTGTTGGTGACGACGTTAGGATTGGAGCTGGTTTTGATACGCTAAATCAAGGAAAGTTCAAAATATTGGCACTGACAGCTACCAGCTTTCAAGTCGAAAACGACGCAGGACAGGCTGAAGGTCCAATAACCTTGGGAGCATCTTTTGCTACCGTTGTTCAGGTATTCTCAGCCGCTGGAGTTCAAGTTGATGATAAGGCTAAGTTGACTGGCGGTTTTTCTTCTTTAACTTTAGGTACTTATCTAATTACAGACGTTAATCCAGACTATATTGAAATTTACAGCATTAAAAGCCTACCTGCAGAGACTGCGGTTACTACTCAACTGACGATTTACAATAGCTCGAAACAATTCATCTACGTTGAGACTGATAAAAAACTCTCAGTAATTATCGATAGTGTTTCTATAGGAAATATCGAACAGCTAAGCGCTGGAACGGCTCTTAAAAAAGGGCTTCTTATGAAAAGCGGTGAGATGTTTCAAGCCTCTTTAACGAATGAGTCTAAAGATTCAGCGTGTATTTTCTACGTAACAGCGGAATAATCTATGAGCGATGATAAAGATAAAAAAGGTATAATTCTTGATAATGTCAATCCTACGCCTCAAGATATTCAGGATAGTTTTAATACAGCTATATTGAAGAACGCCGGAGGCGGTCACATATCAGAACTAGTTCAGCACGCTATGGGTTCTGCCAACAAAAGGCGTAAAATCCCAAGACTAGCTCTTACGGAAAACCCTCTTCATAAAGATCACTACGCCGGAGTTTATAAGCTAAAAAGAAAGCTCCTACCTGATAGTGTTATTAAGACTATCCGTACTAGCAATTTACTAGTTGCTGCGATTCTACGTGCCCGAGGTAATTCTATCTCAATGTTTGGTCATATTAGAAAAGATCGACATGATTTAGGAATTGATGTTATATTAAAAGAAGAGTTTACCAAAGTTATCGAACCAGAGCAAATGGTTAAAATCCAAGAGCGTATTGATCGTACCTTAAAGATTTTAGTTAACTGTGGATATACCGAAGATTTAGAAGAAAGAGAAAAAACTACCTTACCTGAGTTTATGGACGTTCAAACTCGAAACGCACTGTCTTTTGGTAGGTTTGCTACTGAGATTATCTATTCTGACGATGATAATAAAGAATTTCACCGTTTTAGAGCCACAGATGCTGGTACGATATATCCTTCTGTAAAGGAAGGTGAGGCTGCAGAGTCTGTTCGTAGAAGTTCAATTAAACTAATCCAAGACATGACTGGCGTTAAGATTGATACAGATATATTAGAAAAAGATCAATACGATTGGATTCAAGTTGTTGAAGGCTTCCCAAGACAGGCTTTTACTCCTGAAGAGTTGATTGTTTACAACATGTATCCTTCAACCGACGTTGAGCATAACGGTTTTCCAGTAACGCCTTTAGATACAGTTATTAATGCAGTTACAACTCACACATCTATTGAAGTTTATAATAAATTATATTTTCAAAACGGTAGAGCTGCTAAGGGTATGCTTGTTATTCAATCAGACGAGATTGATCAGTCCGTTATTGACGACGTTAAGCAACAGTTTAATGCTTCTATTAACAATGTTGAGAATTCATTTAGAGTACCTATATTTGGCGTATCTAAAGAAGATAACGTTGAATGGATAGATACTGTTGCTAACAAGAAAGACGGTGAGTTTGAATACTTATTTGACCAAACCACTAGAAATATCTTATCGGCGTTTAATATGTCTCCAGACGAACTGCCTGGATTTACCCACCTATCTCGTGGTACTAACCAACAGGCTTTATCAGAGGCTAACAATGAGTGGAAACTAACAGCCGCTCGAGATACAGGTATTAGACCTTTAATTAACCACTGGGAAAACTTTTTAAATAATAAAATCTTTCCTCTAATTGACCCAGAACTGTCTCAACTATGTGACGTTGTTTTAGCAGGTTTTGACGCTGAAACTAGAGAAAAAGAAGGTCAACGTATCCAAACAGATATGCCAATTCACATGAATTATGATGATGTTTTGGAAGAGGTTGATAAAGAACAGGTTGGACCGTCAATAAGCGGTACTATACCTTTTAATGAGTTTTATAGGGCTGCTATAGATACCTACAATACTGTAGGAGAAGTTGAAAGTACTTTTCTAGACAATCCTGGCGCTATAATGGACCCAATGCTACAATATAAAAGAGATCAATTCTTTTTTCAATGGGTAGAATTATTGGCTGAATATAACCCAAATGCTCTACAGGCTTATTTTGCCGGTATGGACGGTGAATCTAAAAAAGAAATTATGGATATGTATTTACAAGACTACCTTGAAGAAAACGACGTTAATAATTAAATAGGAGAATGTTGTGGCAATTGACTACAAACAAAAATACCAAAGCTTAAGATCAAAATTTGCAAAAGAAACTGACAGGTATTTTAGAACTGGCTATGAAGCTGGAATGAAAGAAGGGCAAATGCAAGCCCAGCAAGAGCAAATGGAAATGCAGCGTCAACAAGAGATGATGCAGCAAGGGATTGACCCAGAAACAGGTCAACCAATGCAAGGCGGCGTGGACCCACAAACAGGTGAGCCAATTCCAGGTGGAGAGCAAGCTCCTATGGAAGAAGGTCAAGCTCCTATGGAAGAAGGAATTGATGAAGGTCAAGGTAGTGAGCTTGATCAGCATATTAATGAGCTTGAAAGTTTAGTCTCAAAAGGTAGCAAGCCTAAAGTAACCGATCTTAGAAAAGCTATTGATAATTTAACCAATTTAAGAAAAACGCAAAAACAACTTAAATCTAACCATAAAGAAGTCGTTGTTTCTAAGCAAAAAGATTTTGTAGACGGTATTATGAAAAAATGGGAAAAAGAGGCTAACGACAAATCAGTAACTAGCAATCTAGAAGAAATTATAGCTTCTGAAGGAATTGAAATAAAATAATGCATGGCTTATCTCTTGACGCTGTAGATGCGATTGAAAAAATAGTATCTAGACGATTTGATGTGATTGGAATGCATTTTTTAGGCTTAGTACCAAAAATCAAGGGTACTAAAAAAATCACCTTCGCAACTTCTCGTAACAGTCTTACATCTTTATTTCTCCAAGCTTTGGGTACTCGTGACCCTAATAAAGAAGAGGAGGATACTCTTAAGGTTTTACTTAGGATTGCAAACATGTATGTGGATGCTTTAAAAGAGCGCACTCAAGCTAGAATAGTTCAAAACGTAAACGCCTATATTTTTGACCAAAACAATAAAGGTAAGCCTATCGATACTGATGAGACTACTAAAATTTTCAGAAAAGAGATGGATAAGGCTGGAAAGCACTTTAATATGATCGCAAATACAGAGTCTAATAAAACTACAAACGTAGGTACTGCCTTGCAAATTGCCAAAATCGGTGAGACTAATAATGAGGAAGACCCTACAGTATTTTTCGTAGTTACTAAAGATGATGTTACTGGTTTTTATGAATATATCCTACACACACTACCAGATAAGATGACTCCAAGGCTTTGGAAGTTGTCTGAAATTAGCCATGAGTATTATAAAAATGGTAATCAATATCCCAGCATGTCTGGATTACATCCGAACTGTTTTGTGGGTAATGAAGGTGTTAATATATTGACCGAAGAAAGCGGATACAAAAACATAAAAGATATTAAAATAGGAGATAGGGTATTAACACATACTGGCAAATTTAAAAAAGTGTTAAACAACTTAAACTGGTACAATAAAAAATATTATGGTAAGTTTGTAAAAATAAAATATAATACAATGAAAAGAGACGGTTTGGAAACGATTACGTTAAGAGTTACTCCAGATCATAAATTTTTAACCAATAGAGGGTGGGTAGAAGCTAAGGACTTAAAAACTACAGATAAGTTTCAACATTTAATGACTAAGTGTGGAACTTGTAATTCTAAAACATACGTAAGACCTAAAAGAAACTTTAAGGACGGTTTGGAAGGCTACTTTTGCAGTAAATCATGTAAGGCAAAATATCAATGGTCTTTAAAATCTCACAGAAATAATGTGTCTAAGAAGAATAGTGATTTTATGAAAGATAAGTGGAAAAACCCCACTCAAGAGATGCTGGATAAGGTTAAAAAAATGAATCTAGCTACTCAAAAACTTATCGATGAAGGAGAGTTTTGGGCGCAAAAACCTGAAAACTTAGAAATACTGCAAAAAAATATAGCCAAAATAAATCAAGTATTGCAGAAAAACAAAACATCTATGGAAGAAAAAGAAGTATTTGATAAGGTTAAAAGTATTTTTCCAACAGCTATACCGCAACATTTATTAGAAAAATGGTGCGTCGATATTTATATTCCAGAGTTAGGAGTTAATATAGAGTATGACGGCGGCGGTCACTATTTACCTGTTTACACTAAAAAATATACTATGGAATCTTTTCTAGCCAAACAAGAAGGTAGAGATAATTATTTACAAAAATGTGGACATCACGTTATTAGATATTCTTCAATACCTTCCGAAGACCAGATCAAAGAAGATGTAATGAGAGTTTCTAAAAACCATAATTCTGAATATTTCTTTGAAGACTATGATATTTTATCTGTAGAAACAGTTAAAAACGGCAAATGCGGATACAGATTGTACGATTTAACCGTAGAAGATGATGAATCTTTCGTTGTTAATGGAGTTGTATCTCACAATTGTAGATGTAAACTTACCTATATGTCTAAGGGTTTTACCTTCAATCAAGAAGGAAAAGCTACTTGGAAAACTACTGGATGGGATGAGTTAGCATATCAGAGAAAAACCTATGGTTTACCTAAGGTTCCTAAAAAGCCTGGGAAAAGAACTAAAAAAAGTTCTTGACTTTATTTTGAAAATAGATTAATGTATTGTTATAAGTGTGGCAGCTTGTAGTAAGACTAAAGAGCTAATAAGTAGGTATGCGGTGCAACGTTACAATCCGACTATTAGCTCTTTTTTTTTAATTCAGGAGGATAAATGCAACTCAAGAAACTAAAGAACATGAAACACACCCAGATAAGAGCTATGGAGCGCTACGGCGTCTATTTATCTACTGAAGATTTAGACGGTCTAATGAACAGAATCCACGCCGGCGACGCCGACTATATAGGCATGGGTGATTTTGGAACAAACACCTCAATATGGTGTATTGAGCACGAAAGTCAGAAACTTTACCCATTAATTCACTTTGAAGAAAAATATATTTTGACTTTTCTAACAAAAGCAATGACTTACAGGACTGTAAAAACCAATAAAAAGCTTGCACAGAAACGCAAGCTCATGTATAGTTAAAGTATGAGAAAGCTTATCGACAAATATTCGTATCAACCCAAAGCAGCTAAAGCGGTACTAAACATGGCTTTAAACCCAAATTTTATCGCTGCAGTGCTTGGTGCGGCTCCTGGTTCTGGTAAGTCCACAATTCTAATACACGCTCTTAATGAGTATTTTGAGCGGTATCCAGATGCGAGGGCAGTTATTCTTACCCATAATCAGAACATTTTGAAGGACCAAATGATTGAGAATTTTGAGAACCCAAACGTTGAGATTAAATTTACATTCGGCGTTTTTGGTTCTAACTCTCAAGTTGAAATTGGTATTCCTTCAAATTCATCTAAATTATCTAAGATGGATTTACTAGTAGCTGATGAAGCCCATCAGTATTACTGGGAGCCTATGGTTGATGCGATTGTCGATGAGTTCTCTCCTACTCATCAAATTTTAATGACTGGCTCTCCGTCATTTTTCGTTAAATATAACAAATTAGTAGATAAATCTCGAAAAACTCACCGTAAGTTCGGCATACATTTTATTGCCGCCGGCGATCTTATGAACGGCGTTTTCTCTCCAATCGATCTTGACGTAGTAAGGTATGATGGAAGAACTCTGATTGACAAAATCAAAGCCATATTTAAAAAAGCTAAAACTGAAAAATACAACATGTCTAAAGTAATGTGGGCTTGTAAAAACATAAAAGAAGCGAAAGCGACTGCTTACTATCTTCAGACAGAGTTTGGTCTTAATGTTTTTATCTCAACCTCACAAAACGATAAAGACAACGTAGCAATAAATTCTTTTAAAAAATGTAAAAATGGAGTTTTACTAGTGGTGAATAAGGGGATATTAGGTTTTTCTGACAATACTATTACTTCTGTTGTAGATTTTAAGTGTTCTAAGGATTTAGACACTAGAAATCAATTCTTTTCTCGTGGACTTCGTGTTCACCCTGAAGGTATTAGAAAAGCCTATATTTCCGTTTCAAACACTAAAAATTGGAATAAGGAAGGTCAAATTTTACATCAAACAGTATCTCTAATGGACCCTGAAGTATTTAGAAACTATGACGGTACTCCACTTAAGAATAGTATGAGGGCGGCGTAATGAGTAAGTATGATAAAAAAATAATGGATATTGTTGTTGACGGCGTTAAAAAAGGCGAACTAATTAAAAAAAGAACAGCCGAAGAATACTCTAAAGAACATTGGGAGCTAGCACGAATTAAAAGACTGTTTTACCAATCTATAGAGAGTTGTAAAAACAAATTCAAAACACCTATATTTGAAAGTAAGTGGGAGAGAAAAGGTTTGTACTACTACAAGACTAAAAAACGCCAAATAATAGAAAACGGTATGTTTGTTACTGTATATAGTAAACTATTTTGCATCACTTATTGGTTTTTGAAAAGGCTTCATCCAGGGAAGTATTGATGAAAAATATAAAACTTGCCATGAAAGATATTGAGCAGAAAATAGAAATGCTTACCGAAGCTTTGGAAGAGGGTGTTATACCTACCACACTTCTTACTAAGAATGAAGGTATCATAGAAGGGTATGTGAATTCATGGTTAATATTAGAAGCTATATTAGATAAAAGGCGTTAAAATGAAATATCAAAGAGACCCTCTCCTATGGAAGGCGATATGTTTTCACGCCGACAATATGGAAGCTTTCAAACTAAAGAAGCTATGGACTTATCTAAGATATAAGCATGAGCAAGAAAATGAAGAACAAATTGAAAGATTTAAAAACTATCAAGAAGAAATTAAAGAATTAATTAAGGAGTAGTAGTGCCAATATATGACGAAAATGATAAATTCTTAGGCGTAACTTATGAAGGTAGAATGTTTAATCCAACAAAATTTCGTTGGGAACTTATAACGTACTATACAGCTTTATCTAAAGATTATTTTAAGGCTTAAAAAACCTATTATACTTTACTTCTTTGGTGTCTATATGAACCCAACCGCCCTGAATATCTTCCATTCTAATATCAAACTCTTCTAACCACGGCAATATCATCTCTCTTACATCAGAGCAGTTTGGTATTCCACTTATGTGAAAATCTATAGCCTGTCCAAATATATGTCCTGATTTTGTAGATTTTGAGCCAATAAATAAGTTATAGTCTTGACCGTCTCGAGCGTGACCTGGACAGTTTACTTTTTTAGGTCTAATCCAAACATGAACGGCAACAGGCTTACCGATGCGATCTCTAATTTCGTCCATTATATTAGCTAGTTTTAAAATTTCTTTCTTTTCTTCTTCAGAAGGTTTGTGGTAAATATCCCAACTAGGAAGATACGTTGCTTCTTTAACTGTAAAATGTTTTGAAATTTTCTCTTTAGGGTTATCCCAGTTGATCATAGTCGATTCCTTTGGAGAGAGTTCTAATGGGGCTATCGCTTTTTTGCCAAAAATAGATTTTAGAAATTTCATTAATAAATTCAGCACCGTATTTCCTTTTTAAAAGCCAGTAGCATATCTTCTTATTAAGGTTCATTAGTTTAGACCATTTTGAGCCGGCTTCTAAGCGAGTAAACATTAGCCATTTTCCACTAGTCTCGCCGTGCGGCGTTAAACAAGTAATTATATTTGCAAAAAAGAAAATCGGGAAAAATAACCAAGATATTTTATATCCAGCGCTATTAAGCCAGAAAAACCAATCCCTAGGGTGATACTGAAAACTAGTATCCCACTTACCGTCAGGTTTTTTAAATATTAATCTAGGTTTATCAGGACAGGCGTTGTCAAAGCACATAAAGCGGCTCAGACCGTGCTTGGCAATATCCTTATGGTAGGATAGCCCTTCGTCTTCTAAAAGCCTGGAGAAGGCTGATATAGCCGTTATATTGTCATGGCTGATCTTACGAATCTGTGCTTTATCTCCATTTAGAGATTCGCCAGCTCCACGATCATATAAGCCTTTTACTTTATTTAAATCCCCGTCATTAGCCGTTATGTTTTCGACTATAATTTGGAACTGTGCAACATCGGCGTGCGATAATGTTCCTTTTATTTGTTTTAGGATTAAATACTCTGAAAAAAAAAAGAATACCATTTTCGTTGTATCTTTTTCCTTCTTCAGCGATTGGTTCAAGCTCCATACCGTGATAGTTGGAAACCCATTTGTCAATATCCATAATTATTCCTTATATATAAACATATATCCTTTTGTTTGTTTTCTTTTGTTTTTCAGTATTTGATGTATATTTCCAGCACTTAATTCTAAATCTCTAGCAGCCTCTTGGATGGAATTATAAATATTACCATTATTTACACATTTAATAACATGTCCCAGTTCTTTAGCTATTGATTTTACCTTTAAGTGTCTTTTTTTTCTTTTAAGTTCGTATTTATTGTTTAATTTTTGATCAATATACCTAAAAGCATACCCTTCAGCCTTGTCGGATATACCTCTTAATACACTACTAATATTACTTTTACATATTCCAGTAGAAACTGAAGCTTCTTTTAAAGAGTCGTAAACACATTTTGTTTCTAAACACACTACACCCACAACACCACTTCCACCTACATTTTTATATCTACTAGATATAACTTTAGCAATTGTTTCTTTTGATCTTTTAGAGTTTCCACCACCCTCTCTTAAGTTGTATCCATTGGGAGCTAAGCTATTGAATTTATGTATTAAAAGCCATTCTTTATAGTTTAGTTCACTCATAGAGTTTGCGCCGTCAATTTCTTCTATAGTGAAATTTTCTGGTCCGTATTTGCGGATAGCTCTGTATAGATAAGTGTCTCTTCTAAGATATTTTGATACCGTTTTATGGTTTTCCCATCTTTCTTTGATTTTTCTAATAGTTTGACCTATATAAATCTTACCGTCAATTTTATTTGTTATTTTATATATTAACATAACTTAAAGATTGCTATAATTTATATTTTTTATGGTATTATAGGGTATGAAAATCATTATAGAGTCACCAACTTACGCCTATTTACATAATACCACGGCTGAAGAGGTTGAAACATTAAAAAAGCAATTTGCGTTTAAAAACGGTAAGATAGAAGAGCAAATAAAAAGAACTCGAAGAAAGGGCTACTGGAAAAGGCGTGACCCTGAAGGATTTCAACAACATATAGATGCTTTGAAGGCTCAAGTAGATGATAACGTATTAAAAACAGACGGGGCTTTGTATTATTTAAAGCCAGGCTCTATTTCTTATATTGAAGGTATTAATTTTGATATTGAAAATAAAATAACATACCCAGAATTAAAACCTTTAAACTGGAAGGTAGAGCCAGAATTTACGCCCTACCAATACCAATATGATTCTGTCAGGAACTTGTTAAGAATTGGTCATGGTAATGTTTGTTTGCCGACTGGATGCGGTAAATCTTTCATACTTTTAATGTTATCTAGACTTATCGGTGAGAGCGTGGTTGTTGTGACGCCTTCTAAGGCAATTTTTAGAGAGCTACTAGCAGAATTCCAACTAAGACTAGGTAAAGATAAGGTTGGAGGCTACGGCGACGGATTAAAAGATATTAAAAAACCGATCACTATTGTAATTGGTAAATCTATTACTATGTTAAAAGAGGGAACTCCTCAATATGAGTTCTTTAAAAGTAAGCAAGCTCTACTGGTTGATGAGTCCCATACTTGGGGAGCTGATACGTTAGAAAGTGTTTGTCATGGAGTGTTAAAAGACGCTCCACGTAGATTCTTCATGTCAGCCACTCAAACTCGAGGAGACGGTACTGTAAAACTTCTTCAATCTATTATTGGAGAAACCGTATTAGAGATGTCTTTACTAGAGGCAATACAATCAAAATACTTATGTCCTTTACGTTTTTATATTAAGAAGACCTTTAGCCCATCTGTATTGAAGAAAAAAGACCCGTTAGAGTGTAAAAGAACGCACTTTCTATATAACCAAGAAGTGGCTAAATTTTACGGTCAGATCGCAAACGCTATGTGGAAAGTGAATCAGGAAAGTACTTTAATTTTAGTGGAAGAATTGGTTCAGATTAAAATGTTAGTAGATTTATTAGACGTTCCATTCGCTTACGTCCATGGAGGCTCTAAAAAGGAAGCCGCCAAGTGGGGATTAGAAAAAGTAAACCTAACTACTGAAATTGAAAGATTTAATAATGGAGAGATTAAGGTTTTAATTGGAACTAAAGCTATTGCTACAGGAACTAATATGTACCCGACTCATAACACATGTAATTGGGTGGGTGGGGCTTCTGAGATTATAACTAAGCAAGGCGCTATGGGGCGATCTACCAGATGGATGAAGAAAAAATATGCAAAATTTCATAAACCTAAAACTCACACTAAAGTTTGGGATGTTGACGTTACTGGACAGCAAATTCTTACAAATATGCTAAAAAAACGTGTTAAATACTACAGCGAAGCTTTAGATGAAGATCAACACATCAAACTGGTTAGTTAGGAGTAAATATAAGTAAACCTAAAGATAGAGAGTTTCAGAAACTCGCAGTTAGAATTAAAAAAGTCATTGAAGACAACGAAGGTCTTATTGGAGACCAACAGGCTCAGGTGGAAAAACTGGTTGAGCTTGAACGTAAATTTCGTAATGACATATGTAAATACGCTAGAGCTACTGAAGTTTATAGTATGTTTATTAGCTATGTTGATGATAAGGAAAATGGGCTTGGAAGTATTCTAAGCGCTCAGCCTTTTTTTAGAGAAGTATCTAAGACTTTTAGTAAGAGTATATCTCCAGCTATTAGGGATAAGAAACCTCAAGAACTAATGAAGTTTGATATAAACTATCAACTTATTAAATTCATTGCTGACAATTGGGGTGGACCTTTGCCGGCAAGGTCTCAAAAATATTTAGCCCAACTAACCGAAGCTAGACGAATTTTAATAGAAAACAACTTACCGTTAGCTATCAATAGAGCTAAGATATTTTACAACAAAACACCCAAAACACACTTAAATCTGTTGGATTTAATAGATATATGTGTTTATGGGCTTATAGTTGGGGTTGATAAGTTTGCAGCTGATTATTCTAAAGTTTGGTGCTCGGTAGGTATTGGTAGAATGGTTGGTTTTATGATTGAAGAGTATTCTAAATCATTTATTAGAATGTATCCTTCAGATAAGAAAATCCTATATAGAGCAAACGCTTTAAAGCATAGACTTAAAATTGAGAATGTTACGGAATTAACTGAAGCAGTAAACGAGAGTTTTTATAAGGATAAGGAAGAGGGTATTAAAACGCCGGCTCTTCCAGTTACTGAAATACATATTAGAACTTTGATGAACAGCTCTACATATATTAGCGCTGACAGTAAGATTGGTTCAGACGACGACGATGAAGGAGGCTGCATATACGACTACACAGCACATCCAGACTCAGTAGAGGACGGCGTTGAAAAAAGAGACGTTATAAAGAAAATACTAGAAACCAGCGGTGAGTTAGCCGTTATTGAAAGAAAAATAATCAGACTAAAAGGAGTAGAGTTATGATTAAATCGTACAATCAGGTAATTATATGTGAGCCTTATAGTGGTTCAAAAGGTTTGAGAACAAAAATTTCTTCTGGACTTGCCTCAGTTGAGCAAAAAACAGGAGTTATTGGATTGAAAGTGTTAAAAGATGCAATAATTGACGAAAATCTTAAAATAGCTGCAGGAAGTGTGGTATTTATTAAGGAGGAGATTCTGTCTACGCATCCTTTTTACACCACAAAACACTCGTGTAAGGGATTTAAAGGTGAATTTGTTTTGGCTAATTTTGCCCACGTTCAATTTATTGAAGGATAACTATGGATTTAAGAAAAATTAAAACTTATATGAAAATGGCTACCGATCTTAGTGAGTTATCGCCGGATGAGGAAACTCAAGTAGGAGCCGTTATGTTAAGCCCTGCCGGTAGGATTATAGCAACTAGTTTTAATGGCTTCTTACGTGGCGCTCCTGACGATAAGCTTCCTAAAACTAGGGAAGGTACGCCAAACAAATATGAATTCATTCAGCACGCTGAAAGAAATATGCTTTATAATTGTGCATATGAAGGGATTAGAACTAAAGATACAACCGTTGTTTGTACTTTAAGTCCTTGCTTTGAATGTTTAAGGGCTTGTTTTCAGTCTGGAGTTCGCACAATATATTTTAAAGAACTGTACCATAGGTTTGAAGATATTTACGTTTACATGCATCTAAAAGATGTTGACGTTCAAGTTTACACCTTAAAGAATGGCTTTACTCAACTGTCTATGTTTGAAAAGGGTAACGATTGAAAATACTACGAGTTGGCGACCCACACGTTCAAGTATCAAATCTAAAAGACTCTAAGAAGTTGATGGATTTTGCTATTGAATCTGCTATTGAATATAAGTGCGATACTATTGAATTTCTTGGAGATTTGTTCCACACTCATGCTATTATGAGGATAGAAGTAGTAGATTTTTGGCAAAAAGTATTTGAAAAAATAGAGATTGAAAATATAGATTGTAGGGTTTTAGTGGGTAATCATGATCAGCCAGGCTCTAAAGAAAAAGAACAGGAAATGAACGCTTTAAATATTTTTGAAGATAATATTGGAGATTCTTTTAGGACCATTATAAACAAACCAATGATTATTGATAATATTGCATATATCCCATATATGAGTGATAAGCAAGACTTTATACACGCCGCTAAAATACTATATGAGCAGGGCGCTACTAAGCTTTTGGTAGCTCATCAAACATTTACTGGAGCAGTATATGAAAACGGCTTCTACGCTCCAGATGGTATTGACCCAGCGGAAGTTCCTCAAGAAAAAATTATTAGTGGACATATTCATAAAAACCAAGAGATCGGCAAATGTTTATACCCAGGCACTCCTAAGTGGGACACTATGAGTGACGCTAATGAAGATAAAGGTATATGGATTTTTGAACATGAAGAAGACGGCTCCTATGGGAATAATGGTTTTATTCCAACGTGTGATGTTGTAACTCCTATATATAAACATGTTATGAATGAAGGCGACCCAGAGCCAGAGTTTGTCGAAAACGCTAAGAACTACCTAGAGTTAGTAGGTAAGTCTGCTTGGATTACCAAGATCAAAAAGAAATACAAAGGTAAGGTTAATATTAAAGCTAGACCTACTGACAGAAAAAAGTCTTCTCTAGGTAGTCAAGAAAAACTATCTATAAAGAAATATTTAGAGGAAGATTTTGAACAAATTGATGGAGTATCTAAAGAAGATATTCACAACTATTTAGAGGTTTTAAATGAGTCAGCCTAGTCAAACTATTGTAGACGATCACAGAAATATGCTACAAGTATCGAAAAAAATTTCAGTTTTCCAAGAAAACAACCTTAAGTCATGGGCTTTTTTGTTTTTTGATAACGTTGATAAGGTCGATATCTCTTGGGACTTTTTTAAAAAAAATGACAATAAAGACTTTTACGCAGGTAAGGTTACTTTTAACATCAAGCTTAAGAAAGGCTATAAAGTAGATTTAGAAAAGGCTAAAATAGGACTAGAGCAGTTAGACGCCTGTACTAAATTCCTATTTTGGAAAGAAACTAAAGTTGTAATTAAAAAAAGTGGTAAAGTATGGAAGGTAAAGAAATTGCCCAAGCAAGAGACGGCTTCAGCATAGCTGAGATTGAAATCTTAGAAAAATTCAAAAACGACGGCTGTCCTGGTTTAACTAGGGTTGTTGACTCTGATGTGTTTCAGTGGTTTGAACTATATATGGCTGGCAAAACACATATAGAAATTTCAAACCTAACCAATAGTAGTAGAGATTTAATTCTTTATATAAGCGATAAAAGTAAATGGCACCAGAAGCGTCTTCAGTATTATACTGAAATTAATGATCATATGTTACAGAAATGCAATGAAGCTAAGGTATCGTCCGTCAATACGGTAGCTAACATGGTGACGGCTCTTAATAAGTATTTTGGCGACAAGTTCGATAAATATCTACAGACCAAAGATGAAACTATAATTGAAAATTTAGATACTAGACTGCTTGCTCAGTACTACAAAGCCACTGAATCTATTGATAAGTTGATTATAGCAGCCGGAGATAATGGTGATGTTGGTGGTGGAACTAGAGGTGGAAGATCAACCGTTGTAAACGTTAACATGTTGGGCGGCGGTAAAGTAACACAAACTGATGATAACACTATAGAAATAGACCAATCCGATGATGAAAAAGCTAAGATAACTGGTGAGATTCTGGCTGGACTGAGTAAACTCAAGAAGAGTAAGACTCAAGATTGAAAAACTATGGTATTATGTAATGCAGCAATCTAACTTCAACTATAGGAGATTTGAATGAAAAAGTTTTTAGTTGCTCTTTTTGCAATATTTTTAAGTTTTACGATCAGCGCCGCTGAGGTAAAGCTAACCGCTGATAATACGGTGGTTCTTAGGGAAAGTTTTAACCCTAATTCGGTAACTTCCCTAAAGCAGGAGCTATTAAGGCTAAATGCTAATCTAAAAAGCGGATATCCGATTTACTTAGTACTGTACACGCCTGGAGGTTCTATCCAGAAAGGTTTGGAGTTGTTCGAGTTTGTTAAAGGTCTTAATCGACCAGTACATACTGTTACAGTTTTTGCTGCTAGTATGGGATTTCAAACAGTTCAAAGCTTAGGTAAAAGATATATTCTAAAGTATGGAGTTCTGATGTCTCACAAAGCTCGAGGCGGTTTTTCTGGTGAGTTTGGAGGTGGATTATCCCAACTAGATTCCAGATATAATATGTGGTTAAAAAGAATTGATATGTTAGATCAGACTACTGTTGCTAGAACTAATGGAAAACAAACGCTCAAATCATATCGAGCAGCTTACGATAATGAACTGTGGTTAAATGGTCCTGAAGCTGTTAAGAAGGGATACGCTGACGAGGTAGCTACCGTTGTGTGTGATTCTACCCTAACATCTCAAAAGATCGAAAAAGTTTTTGATTTTGGATTCTTTAGAGCCAGACTGTTATTTTCAGGATGTCCTATGATTACATCTCCACTGGGGATTGTCGGTGAGCTACTGACCAATAAAGGATATATGACTGTTAAAGAGTTTTTAGCGGCTAATGGTAAGTTTGGTGAGAAGTGTAATGAAAAAGGTGTAAAACCCCGAAAAGATTACTATGGTAATATTATAAAAGGGAAGAAAGCTCAGCTATGCGCCTACGATAAAAAACTTACCTTTGATAAGGTTACTAAAGCCTTAGAAAAGAAAAATGAGTTTTTAAATAGAGATTTGAGAAATCACGTTGAATACTCTTACTAAATAGACAATAAAAAAATAATACGAAAAGCCCTCCAAGTGAGGGCTTTTTTTGTGGTATTATAGAGTGAC